TCCACCGCATCGTCATCGTCTCCCATGACGATAAACCTGTCGGCCTGGCACTCCGGCGCGAACCCGAACTGACCGAGGCCCGGCGCCAACAGATACCGGCCGACCACGACGACTGGAAGGCGAGACTCTACGCCAAACTCCGGAAGTTCTACAAGACCATACCCAAGATCGAGTGGGTCCTGCAGCCGGAAGTCATCCTCTGGCGCCCGAACGGAGACAGCAGCACGCCCATGCGCGAGACCACCTACGAGGAGTTCCTCCGGCGCCTCGACCGCGGCCTGCTCTCACCCGGCGGCCGCACTGATTCCCAGGGGCATCCCCGGACCGACGACACAGGCACGCCCGGGCGCTCCGGGATCTGGCGCGAGGATGCGAACGGGCAGTGGACGGAGTGCGGGGCAAGGAGGCCATCATGAAGAACTCACCAGAAACAATCACGCGCGCGGCCGAGTGGATGACCTGTGACGACACAGGAATTTCATCCGAGACCATCTGGGCCGTCATGATGGGCGTCCCTGCCCACAAGATCGACGCGGACATACCCCACGATGCCGGCGACTTCGGCAGATGCGTCGCGCTCATCGACTTCATTCCCGAGTGGAAAGACAGGCTCTGCGAAGTCGCCGCGGCCTTCCCTGAATGGAAAGAAGTCGTTCGCAACTGGGACACCCTCCACAAGCGTCTGCTTGATCTGCGCGCGGCACAGGCGTCCATGGATGTCCGGGCCGCGAACGAAGCCTACAAGCGCTTCGACCAAGAATTTGACCGCTGCACAGGAGGGAGGTGAGCCTTATGTTCGCCATCACCATCCATGTCAACGACACACCCGGCGTCTTCAGCCGCGACCACATGGTCGTCGTCGCCTATGGCGACTACCCCAGCATACGCTACACATCTACGTCGGTGACCGTGTCACTAAACACGCCCAGGCAGCAGGCCGCATCCATGATCGTCAACCTGCTCACCAACTCCGCCAAGGAAGCAATGAGAAAACTCGAACTGGACGGAGAGGAATACGACACCCTCCAAAACGAAATGGCCGATCTCATCGGCAAGCGCATCATCGAACTCACCAGGGACTATCCGGAGTAGCCACATGTACCAGAACTTCCTCCAGCAACTCTGGCCAGCCGACATTCCCGCCGGAAACCACCTCCTCATCTGGACACGCAGGCCCTCGCCCAGCGACCCGGCAAACGGAGCCAAGGCCGAGAAACGCTCCTACTGGTGCAAGTCCGTCGCCGAAGCAACGAACCTCCTCAAGCGCATCGTCCCACACAAGGACGCCGACATCTACCTCGGATGCGGACTCGCCGACCGCGCCTTCGGCTCACACCAGCGCTGCAAAGCCGCCGACATCGTCGCCATCCCCGGCCTCTGGCTCGATATGGACGTCGACGACGGCTGCCACAAGAAAGCCGCCAACCTCCCAAAAACTGTGGACGAGGCCCTCGCCCTGCTCCACCTCATGCCCCTGCCCCCAACGCTCGTCGTCCACTCGGGCGGCGGCATCCAGGGCTGGTGGCTCTTCGACCAGCCCGTCACACTTCGTCCCATGGGCGAGGTCTCAGACATACTCATGGGGCGCTCAGACATCATGTTCCACCCGGTCGCCGCCGCCCTCACAGAGTCCTGGAACAAAATTCTCCTCGCCCACTGCCAGGCACGCGGCCTCACCACCGACAGCGTCTTCGACCTCGCACGCGTCATGCGGCTGCCTGGAACCTGGAACGTCAAGAAAGGTACCGGCGATCTCGCGCGGCCAACCAGCATTCTGATGGACGGGGGGCCGCGGTTTTCTGTCGAGGAGGTTATGGAAGGCGTGCGGGGCGCCGAAGCAACACTCAAACCCCAGGGCACCGGGCTGCTGGGCACGCAAGGAGCGCGAGATGGGCATGGATCAGGCGATGGACGTGGACGGGGAGCCGATCGTGGATCGCGGCTGGAGAATGGATCACCTGCGGAAGGAGAGACCCGTCCAGGACCTGGCGATGGCGAACATCAGGGGGGACGACCTGCTCACTCCACAGGAGGTGCCGATGGACACCGCCCTGGCGAAGCTGGACGACCTGATCAGGGTCGCCAGGAGGCGCTCGATGAGGGAGGGCGGGGCCATTGTGGTGGTCCCGATCACGGCCTTCGGCAAGAAGCTGGCAGTCGTCAAGGTCCAGGTTCCCCCGGGGACGGACGAGCGGGACGCGAAGGTCATCTGGGAGAAGACGCACCTGACGGCGGAGGCCCTGGGCTTCTTCAGATAGTCGACGCCACCATCGACAACCTCTGCACCATTCCGAAGTTCGAGGCCACATGGGACCGCCGGCGCGGGTTCAATGACAATTCATTGTCGTCCTACGACGGCGCCCTGGCCCTCTTCTGCGTCAACCTCGACGTCGAGGACCGGGTCATCGCCGAGATCATCAGGCAGTTCCGCGTCCGCCACGGCAAGACACAGGACGAGGTGGCTAAGGGTTCCCGGGCCGACTACATCGAGCGAACCATCAGGACCGCCAAGGAAGCCCGGGCGCGCAGTGAGCAGGACCGAGCAGAGGAGAAGCTGCGCAACGAAGCGGCCAAGGATGTCAGCCACACGATGGACGAGGAACGGCACAAAGAAGCTGTCCTCGAACGCCGGGAGGCACGAAAGAATGCCACTGCGGCCGAGCGTGAGGCGAAGCGCGCGCTCCAGGAGGAACTTGGCATAGCTCCAAAGCGCGGACCGAAGCCATCAAAAAATCGCTCCAGTGCCATTGAGAGGCTTTTGGCGGAGTTCCAGGCTGCCGAGGCCCAGGGTGAGTCGGAAACGCAGCGAGAGGCCCTGATGCGCGAGATCGGCGACCGTTTGGGTGCCAAGGTAGAGAGACTCGTGTGCTTCAAGGCCGAGCCGAGTTCCTACGTGCTGCACGTTGAGGGGGAAGCCGTTACCCTGGGTGGAATTGAAAATGTCCACACATACAGCAAACTTGCGCTGAAGGTGGCGGATGCCGGGGTCTATTTCCCACGCAAGATCGAAGGATGGGACAGCATCTTCAAGGCGCTGCACATCACCAGGGAGGTGGTGCTGGTCGGGACGGATGGCACTGACCAGGGCATCATGGACAACTGCGTGGAGGGCTACCTGCAAGGGATCGGGCAGCGCGTCAGGGAAGATGTCGCCTATGCCGTCGAACGCCGTGAGCCATTCGTTAAGGGCGGGGAGATGTACATCATCCTCTCGGCCCTCCGGGACAATGTCCGCGACCTCCAGCTTCTTTCGCAGAAGGCCGTCGCCGCGGCGCTCGTCCAGTGGGGCGCGCAGCCAAAGCTCATCGCCTACACGAGAACGGAGGGCGACGCCATCGTCAAGACCACGACCAGAGCCTACTTGCTGCCCAATCAGGAGCGGTGGCAGAGGTACATCGCCAAGAAGGTCGTCTCCACAGGTGGGAAGTCTGAGGGGGAGAAAGTGGGGTGATTACGTTTCACTCTTCTATAGGAACTTTTTTGAATTAAAAAAAAGTAGCAAATTTTTTTAATAGGAGGAAATTAGGATATAATGTGTATATCTGTACAAACATCAGTAGGAATACCAAGGGCCGTTTATGAGATGTGTAATCTTGTGTATTCCTGAAATACAAGAAGTCCCCTAAGAAGGGGGAAGGAGTTTTCTGACTGTGGCGGATGAGCAACGCGGGGAATTTGCCATGTTCGGGCCGCCAGGCACGGGCAAGACGACATGGCTCAAAAGGCAGATCGAGAAGGCTGTGGAGAAGGTCGGGCCAGAGCAGGTCATCGTGGCCAGCTTCACGCGCGCTGCGGCCAAGGAAATCGTCGGCAGGGAACTCCCCATCCCAGACTCAGCTGTGGGCACGCTCCACGCCCACTGCTTCCGAGCGCTCGGAAGACCCAAGATCGCCGACGCCTACCTGAAGGAGTTCGGTGAGGCCGCCGGGATGCTGCTCACAGGAACGAACATCTCTCCCAGCCTCGAAGGGGCCGACGACAGGCCCACGGGACTGACCCAGGACGACTGCGCCTACATGGAATACTCCCGCCTGCGCAACCTCCTGGTGCCGGAAGAAGCATGGCCGGACTCGGTGCGGTCCTTCGGCAGGCTCTGGAGTGAGTGGAAGCGCGAGCACGAAATGCTGGACTTCACCGATCTCATCGAAACGGCAGAGCGCGAGATGCTGTACGCCCCTGGTAACGCACAGGTCGGATTCTTCGACGAGGCCCAGGATTCCACGCCCCTCCAGATCAAGCTCATGCGCAGCTGGGGCAAGAAGATGGAGTTCTTCATCATGGCCGGGGACGACGACCAGTGCCTGTACCAGTTCCTCGGCGCCAACCCCGCAACCCTCGTGTCTTCCGTCCGAGAGGACCACAAGATGTTCCTGCGCCAGTCCTGGCGCGTGCCGCGCGCTGTCCAGGCCTACGCCCAGCACGTCATCGAGAAGGTGGCCCGCCGGCAGCCCAAGGACTACCTGCCACGCGAAGAAGAAGGCCGTGTGGATGTCCGCGTGCCCGTGAAATGGAAGCAGCCCACGGGGCTGGTCACACGCATCGAAGAGGATCTCGCGCGCGGTGACACCGTCATGGTCCTCGCCCCCTGCGCCTACGCACTCGGGCCGCTCATCAAAGAGTTGAAAAGGCTTGCAGTACCGTTCTGCAATCCCTACCGGGTGAGTCGAGGTGATTGGAACCCGCTCGTCATGGGAGGCAAGAAGGAAAGCTCCCTGTCCAGGCTGCGCGACTTTGTCGAGCCAAAGCACGTCCTGGGCGACGGGGAACAGGTTTCCCGCATCTGGTCCGCCAAGCAACTCTACGCCTGGTCCAAGCTCGTTCCCAAGGACTGGTGGGGGCGCGGATTCAAGACCAAGCTCAAGGCCATAGCCGAGAGCGGTGAAGGGGATACTCCGGAAGGGATGCTGGAGTTCCTCTGGCAGTACGCCGAAAACCAGAAGTACATCGACTACATGGTGCGGGTCATATCAATAGGGACCAAGGCGGAAGGTCTCGGATTATTGCGGGCGAACTTCGCCCCCGGTAATGGAGTGAGCATTGATGCCTCTGACTATGCCCTGCGCTGCCTGGAGAAGGTGGGCGGAGAGTTTGAGGACATACGCCCAAGGCTGATTATCGGGACGATACATTCGGTAAAAGGAGCGGAAGCTGATCATGTTTTTTTGATACCCGATGTCCCTTCCCTGGTATACCAAGAGACGTTACTGAGTCGTGAAGCCTACGACGCGTCCATCAGGCTGTCATATGTTGCCATAACCAGGGCGAAAAGTCGGTTTTCGGTCCTGGCTCCGGAAACACGGTTCACACTTAGGGGTTTGTATTCATGAAGAAAAGGCTTTGGTTGGATTCCGAAACTACCGGGACAGATCCGCGGCGCCATGCCATCACCCAGATCGCGCTGCTCGTCGAGATCGACGGGAAGGTGGTCCGTGAATGGGAGTGCAAGCTAAAGCCCTGGCCCGGGGCGGAGATCGAGGAAGAGGCCCTGACGGTCACGGGCAAGACTCGCGACGAGATCATGGCTTACCCTGAGCACAAGGCAGGGTATGCAGAGTTCATTTCGGTTCTAAGCAGCTACGTCGACAGGTACAACCGCAACGACAAATTCTTCCTGCATGGCTATAACGTGACCTTCGACGCGGACTTCTTGCACGCCCTGGCAGCCAAGTGTGGAGATAGCTACTTGATGAGCTACATGGTCTGGCCGGGCATCTGCGTCGCGCAACAAATTGTCGCCAAGCGTCCAGAATTTTGGCTCGGACTGCGCAAGCGCAAGCTGGGCCTCATTGCCGAGGCCATGGGTGTCCAGGTGGAGGGCATGTTGCATGATGCGCTCACGGACATCCGGCTGACCAGGGCAATTTGGGAGAAGCTCCATGCCTAACGGGCCGCTGGAATCCGTCATCGTCAAGGCCGCGGTCACCAAGCTCAACGAACTGCCCAACTGTGTGGCTGAGAAGCTCCACGGCGGCCCTATGTCAGGGCACCAGAAGCTCGATGTCCTCTGTTGCAGGGACGGGCAGATGTACTACCTGGAGGGAAAGCGGCCCGGCGAGGTGCCGACTGCCAGGCAGGAATCGACCATGCGCAAATGGCGCAAGGCTGGGGCAATCTGCGAGGTGTTCACAAGCGCAGCACAGGCGGTTGACATCGTAACGAGATCCAGGCAGAAGGGGGATGCCGCCTTGCTAGATTAGTTGGAGGATGTGATGACATATTTCCCACCGTGCGAGCTAGGAGTAAGACCTAGCACCCAGTCGGTCCTCCGGGTCCAGCAGGGCGGCAGCGCACGGTGGGTATTTTTTTGCCCGATGGGCAGGAGCCAAGCATGAAAGAGATACCGCTGACGAGGGGGTATGTCGCGCTGGTAGATGATGAAGACTTTCCGGATCTGTCCGGCAAGAAATGGAAAGCAGATGTCCGGATTAGGTCGGATGGTTCCAAGAGAGTCTGGGCTGCAAGAGAAAAATATAATGCCGGGGCCGTGTCCACTGAGTTGATGCACCGCGTGATAGTTGACGCGCCGAAAGGACTTGAGGTGGACCATGTAAATGGCGACTCCCTGGATAACAGGAGAACGAACCTGCGTCTCGTCACCACCATGCAGAATAGCAGGAATCAGCGGACGCAGGGCACATACAAGGGGAAGACGAAAAGCTCTAAGTTCAAGGGCGTCTCGTTCGACAAGGGCAGTGGACAGTGGTCGGCGAGTATCTGTGTAGGAAGACGACTCAAATGGCTGGGCCGTCATGAGTCGCAGGAGGGTGCGGCGTTGGCATACAATGCCGCTGCGGTGTCACTTTTTGGCGAGCACGCAAGGCTGAACAAAGTGGAGGTTTAGCATGGTAATTGGACTTTCGGGGAAGATTGGATCGGGTAAGACCACGCTGGCCCAGCATCTCCAGAACCTGATGGCCAGGGATCACGCCTTTGGTGAAGGGGTCCCGGTCCTGCGGGCCTTCGGTGATCCGCTCAAGCAGGAGTGCTCGGAATACTTCGGGTTCCCCTTGGAGTGGTGCTACACCACCGAGGGGAAGGCGTTGGTTATCGGTGTTCCGGGGAGTTCGGAGACGACGACCGTGCGTGAGGCCATGCAGTGGTACGGGACCGACTACAGGCGGGCCGAGGACCGCGATTACTGGATCAAGGCCTTCGACCGCTACGTCGCCCAGGACCTGCGCATGGGCAACAACATCATCGTCCACGACTGCCGGTTCGAGAATGAGGCGGGATGGGTCCTTGATCGTCATGGCATCATGCTGCGCCTGGAGCCGTTCGAGGGCTGGAAGCCAGGTCCATTCGCCGACCATGCCTCGGAAACGAGCCTGGACGAGTACCCCCACTTCACGCAGAGGCATCGTCCAGGTTACGGGCGGCTTCATGCCACGGCCAGGATGGTGTTCAGGTTGCTCCAAGGACTGTAAGCGTCAGAGCCAGTGCATCGTAGTCCAGCCAATAGGCCGGGTCCGCATCTTTCGTCAGGTGCAGCCCGGCCTTTCTCTTCAGGAGGGGAACCACGGGCAGCGAGGCGAGTGCGCGGCCCCGGTACAGCCAAGTGACGGCTCCGTCGTCCAGGCGGGCCGTCAGGCGCGTTCCCCGGGCCGTTACGACTTCGACTTCGAGCATACGCGCCTCTCCTTGATGCACTCCAGGCACTTCCACCCGAAGCGTGTGGACACGTGAAGGCTATTGTGGCCGTGCTTGGGACAGTGTTTATGTGCGGTCATGGCGCAGTACCTCTCTGGGCAGTATGTCTTCCAGGTCCAGCTGCGGAGTGGGTTTCACGCCCTGGTCACCGATGATGTAGCGGCTACGGTCCTGGCGCTCCTGCATGAGGCGCAGGATGCGTTCCTTGGCCTGTTCGCGAGTCAGGACGATCATGGTTTTTCTCCTTCAGAATGGGACGTCATCGCCAGCAGTCCACCAGGATCGCCAGCAGGCGTGCTCTACGGATTGGGCGTCCCAGAACACTCCGATGAACTCTGTCGAGAAGTACCACGCAGTGGCCGCCTCCATATCCTCCCACCAGTCGGCTGCTTCCTGCGCGCAGTCCCGCGCCTCCTCGCGCATGATGTTTTCCAGGTCGTTGATCCCGTCGGTGTAGTCGTCGGGATGAACCCAGTGGCCGAGGGCCGGGCAGAACACGTATTCGACGAACATTTTCTAGCTCCTGTGCCCACGGATGGCGGTTGTAAGGTCGTAGCAACTCATCCACCTCTCCCCGCATTCGTTGCATTCGCAGTTGCGCCACATCTCTTCCCCATCCTCCTGGATAGGGTCGCGGTCAATGTCCTTGCCAAGGCAGACGGGGCAGGCTTCGCCTCCGCGCTTCAGGAAGGTGCGCAACTGGGACTCGGTGTAGTCGATCATAAGCCCAGACCGTCCAGGTAGGTGCGGATGTCCTTGAACAGCAGGATCATCGGCGTCCACGATTCCAGGTCGGTTGCCGGTTCGCCGTTGTCCATGCCGATACGGACGTTCGACAGGTGCTTCCTGGTCAACTTCAGGAGCTTCAGCAGTGTCGGGGCGGCGGCGAGAAGGTCTGCATTGGCTACCAGTTCCGCCAGGGCCTCGGGGTCCGGATCTTCCCCGCGAAGTCCGAACGCGTCGCGCAGATGGTTGATCCCGGCGTCGGCGATAGCGATCCCACCGGAGTAGATGATGCCAGTGGGGCCATTTTCGTCGTGGCGATGGTGCCAGCTTTCTTCACTGATAATTCTCATAAATCCTCCCGGTTCAAAAGTGTCTGGAGCCTCTCGCGCCTGAAACTCTGCCGCGTCGGGTCCTGGGCCAGGGTGCGCAGAATGCAGCCATCCTCGATCAGGCGCATCAAGGACGGTCCGAACATCCCGTCTGGTATCTTCAGAGCTCGCACCTGGCGCGCTGCGTGCAGATGCACGATCTTGTTGTCGTCCTTGCTCATACCCATCCTCGCGTTGATTGTTTTGGCCTTGCCCGGCCCCGGTGCTTGGCCCCAGCATCAGCTGCGGCCAAGTTCTGCGGGGTCAGGACGTCATGGCCTTGAGCACTCGCACCTGCTTGCGGTATTCAGTGCGGGCTTTGCAGAGTTCACCCTTGTCGAAAGTTTCCCAGACAAAGCGGCTGTGGTCCGCCCGGTATCCACGCACGTGGTAATGGTCGTGCTCCATGAACAGGTCCACGTGGTTGCCCTCGATGTCCTCACGCCTCTGAATGTAGCCACAGGCCAAGGCATAGCGCGAGTGGTCGCCGTTCTTGTTGCGGAAGCGGTCCAGGCTCATGGCTTGCCCTCTTCGGCCTTCAGCTTCATGCCGCCGTTTTCTGACCAGCGGTATTCCAGGGTTGAATTGTCGGAGTAACGTCCGAGTGCGTAAGTGGTGCGCCCCTTGTCGTTGACGCGCTTCTTTTCCTCGTGCCACCCGGGGAAGCGGACGGTCTTAAAGCCTCCGCCCTCCAGGTATTGCGCCTGCCCGGCATAGAATGAAATGGCTCCGTATTCCCTGGACTCGGCGATGGCCTTCACCTGTTCAGCTATGGTTGTCATGGCCTAGCCCTCCTTTCTGATTTCAACATTGACCCAGTGCCCGTCCCGGTACACCTGGCCGCGTTCACGCGGCGCCTCGATGCCGTAAGGCGTGAAGTCATCGAGCGGGCGCGATCCCTCTGCCGTCTGGACCTGGACCTTGCCAAACAGGGCCAAGCCCCGGCGAATGTCCGCTGTGGTTGCGTTCATGCGGTCCTCCATGCCTTGCAGCAACGTCTGGAGATGTAGAACTCTGCGCTCCGGTCCGAGAGGCGGTACTCTGCCAGCATTGCCCTAGCCTCTTTCGCTGTGGCGAACTCGTCCACAGTCTCAAGGTATCCCTGGCCGCGTCTTTGAATGTAGTACATTGTGATTGCCCTCGCTGTTTGATGTTTGCGATTCGATGCTGGCCCTGGTGCTATGCCCAAGGCCAGAGGCGAAGTGCAAAGCCAGCTAGTACCAGATTTCAAGCGTTTCGGGCTTAAAGTCAACGTAGATCAGACGCGACTTTGCCGCCTTGGCATCGCTGGCCGTCTTCTCCATTTCGTGCGCGTCAAGTTTTTCTGCAAAGTCGTCTCCCCCGGCAATTTCCTGCCCCTTGTCCCAGCTATAGCTGGGCTTGGTGGGGTCGCAGCCCTGTGTCATGGAGTAGCGCACCATCGGCTTGCCGTCCCTGCGGTGACACATGATATATATGCCCTCGTCCTTGACCAGCATGAAGGGCTTGCCCTGCTGCTTGGCAACTGCGGCGACCTCTTCCCAGTCCTTGCGTGAGAATGTAGCGGTGCCCATGTTATTCCTCCTCGTGCGGATTGTTGACTATGCGGATACTGACAACTTGCCACGTTTCGGCCCAGACCATGCCGCAAACGTCGCACCCCATCGTGCGGAACCCTCCGCCGCTGTCGTCGGCCTGGAAGTGCTGCTCTCCGTCCCCTCCGTCAGAGACAAAGGCGGAGATGAAACCCAGCTTGCACCGTGGGCAGGACGGGCTTGTGCGGTATTCTTCGATCATTTCAGGGGTTAGGGTGAACTCTGCCATATTGTTTCCTCGCGTCTTTTGAGGTTCTAGAGCCATCGCCAGGGTCAAGCGGTGAGGCTTGGCCGAGGCAGGGTCCTAGAACATGCGGCGCAGTTCGGCCATGCGCTCCACGTTTTCACGGGAAAGCAGGGAAAGCATGCGCGGCAGGCTGTCGCGGCATTCGTTGTAAATCTTTTCGGCCTTGCGGCTGTCCGCGTCAAAGCCCAGGTTTTCCGCCCATTCCTCGAAAGGCGTTTCGCTGGCTTCAAGTGATTCTTCGCAGTAGCACGCCAAGACCTCTTGCGGGCGGATGAGGCTCAGCTTGTAGCCGCTGGCAATCTTGGCGGCGGCTGGGGCTAAAAAGTTTTCTAGCTGGGTTCTACCCGCGACGCAGTAGCGGCGCGCCGCGTTCCACTCGTCGACGGTAAGGCGTACGCGTTGGCCGACGGCGAAACCGTCTTGCTTTTCTGTCCGCTGCCAGAACTCACGCTTTACGTGGCCGATGCCGATCTTGTAGGCCAGCACTACGGGCGCGCGCATGCGTTCCTTGCTGAAGCTGACCGTATAGGCCAGATGGGGCCAGGGCTTGCCTTCATTGTGGTCGGGCTTGTCGACTGCACCCACGGGCGCGCTAACTTCGGCTGTTATTCCGGCCTCTGTCATGATGCGGAAGGCTTCCGCCTGCGCGTCTTCCGGCTCCAGGTCGTGGTGATAGTGTGCCATTGTTTTCTACTCCTTTACCTTTACGCTTCCGCAGGTGTTGCCGTTGGCGTCGCGCAAAAGGTAGTTGTTGCACAGGCTCCCGAAATACTCCATTTGTCCAGCAAGCCAATGCAGTATGCGGGCTGTCTCCTGGCCTCCTCCGTTGTTGTCGTCGAATGCTGCATTGTCGGTGTCTATGATGATGGTAACGCGTCCCATATTCTACTTCCTCCGGTTCGGTGCGTGATAGGTTCCGGCAGCCCAAAGGACGGCGGCCAAAATTATCCACCCCAAGGTGTAGGCCAACTCTTGACATGTTGCGGCTTCCATTGATCCCCCTTGATTGTGTCCACTAATAATGTAAGTCCCTTCTACATGGGGGCAAGATGTTTGGCAAGCATTTTTTTAACTTTTATATCTAGCGATATCAGTCGGTTGCAATATTTCTTGTGTTTCCTTCCCCTCATATGGACATTGACACCCGCGCACCTTTGGCTGTATCTGCCGTCACATGGACAAAAGCGAAGCGGCAGAGCTCAAGAACGAGGGCGGGCGGTTGCGTCCAGTCGAGGCGCACGTCAAGCCTTTGCCCTGGTCAAGCCTGGAAGACGTCCACGAGGCCGAATGCGGGGAACCCTTCGAGTGGACACCCCAGGCAGAGGAGGCATTCCTCCTCCTGGTCTCGAAGGGCTACAGCGTCGCCCGCATTACGGGCCAGGGGAAAGGGTGGCCGACCTATGCCGACTTTCGGAAGAAACTCGGCACAGACGCTTGTTTTAAACAAATGTTTGAAAATAGGCATTCAGAACGTGCTGATTCCCTTGTAGAAATTGCGCTCGGGGTCGCAGAAAACTCCCGTTCCGCCACTGTTCAATCAGACCGGCTACTTGTGGATGTCGCATTTCGCACCGCGGCAGCCTTGAACCCGGAGAAGTTCGGGAACAAGACGCAGGTAGGGGTATCCGGCGGTCTCATCCTGGCCGCTGGCAGTCTGGCCGACCTCGCAGCCAAGGCGGCGCAGCTGCATACGAATCAGCCAGGTCGTGTTACTGGCGGCGCACAAACGGCACTCCCCGCCCCTGATAATGTCGGGCAAAACGCAGATGCTCAATAATATCCGCCGGATATGCCTCGCGCACTTGTCCCATAGTGGCTATTATGTAAACTTTGCCCCCTTCCGCCCCATATCGAGCCGCCCGCAGCTGGTCACCCCCGGCCAACCATCCCCACCACCCAAAGGCGGCCCAGCCAGGCCTAGCGACCTCATCCGGTTCACAAAACGCGCGTCGTATTTTGAAAAGTGCGTCAGATATTTGACGTGCCACCTCGAAAAATTTTGCGGCGCGTTTTTCAGGGGGGACCCACCTTGGGCATCTTCGACCAGTTAAGCCCCGCCCAGCGTCCGCCGACTCCTCGGGAGTTGGAAGACATGGAGACGGCCCTGTTGTGGGCGCGCGATCCGGTGAAGTGGGTTGAGGCGACGCACGGCATCAGTCCCACGCTCCAGCAGGGTGATCTTCTCAGCGCGTATGCGGAGTATGGGGCGCATGTGTCGTGTCGGTCTGGTCATGGAACGGGGAAGACGGGTTGTCTGGCGTGGATGATCGAGCATTTCCTGACGTTCATGAACGTGGCCCATGACCCGTTGTGTTTGGAGGGAGATACCAAGATCGCCTGTACGGCCCCGACGGCGCACCAGTTGAATGATTTGCTGTGGCCGGAGGTTCAGAAGTGGGTGGGCAAGTTGCCGCCGGCGTTTGCTGCGCCGTTCCGGATGGTTGGTCCTGAGATCCGGTTTTTGACTGGCCGCGAGGTGATGGGCAAGCCGGAGATGCGTGTGGCGCAGGCTCGGACGAGCAGGAAGGAGAATCCTGATGCTCTGCAGGGGTTCCACGCGACGAACCTGTTGTTCATTTTGGATGAGTTTTACGGGATCCCGGACGAGATTTTCGAGGTAGCTGAGGGCGCGTTGTCGACGCCTGGTGCGAAGGTTGTGATGACTGGCAACCCGACGAAGACGAACGGGTATGCGTTCAAGACGCAGCAGCCTGGGGCTGTGGGCTGGAAGCAGTTGCATTTCAGCTGCTTGGACAGCCCGCTGGTCAGCCGGGAGTATTGCGAGAACATGCTGGCGCGGTATGGAGAGCGCAGCCCGGTGTATCGGGTTCGTGTGTTGGGCGAGCATCCTTTGCAGAACGAGAAGGGCCTGATCGCCTATGAGTGGGTGCAGGCGGCAGTGGACCGGGACATTGAGCCAGTGGGAGACCGTGTGGCGGCATTGGACGTCGGTCGAGGTGGTGACCCGAGTGCTTTGGTAGCGAGGCACGGCAAGGTCTACACGCATGTGCAGAGGTGGTATGAGTCGGACACGATGACGTTGGTGGGCGAGGTATTCAAGCATTGGCAGGCGGGGTTGTTTGAGCGGCTGTTCGTGGACTCGATTGGCGTGGGTGGTCCGGTCGCGGACCGTCTGCGGCAGATGGGGGTGACGGTTTACGACGTGAACGTGGCTGAGACGGCGAGCCGGCAGATCGGGACGCAGCCTGGCATGAGGATGCGTGACGAGTTGTGGTGGAGCCTGCGGGACAAGTGCCACGATGGTGTGGTGGCTATCAGCCGGACGGCGTGTGACGCGAAGACCCTGGAGGAGTTTTTGGGAGAGTTGACGGTGCTCGAGTACGACATCGTGAACGGGAAGATCAAGGTGGAGGGGAAGAAGGAGATGAAGCAGCGGCTGGGGAAGGGTGCTGAGAGCCCGAACATGGCTGATGCTGCGATGATGTGCGAGGCGGACGGCGTGAGTGTAGTGAAGGGCAGGCAGGGTAAGGCCAAGCGCAAGGAGATCCAGAAAGTCAAGCGCGTGTGGTGAGGACTGTTGACAAAGTTTGCAGAAAGTGCCACGGACTCCATACGAGGATCAGATTTTCGTGGCACCACCTGGGCACGATCATGCAGTTGCGTATTCGGAGGAGCACACGATGAAAGGGAAGATGCCTGTTCCGATGAAGAAGGGCGGCGGTAAGAAGGGCTACGAGACCCCTGCCCAGGAGAAGGCCGAGCACAAGGGCAAGATGCCCATGAAGAAGGGCGGCGCGATGCCGGGAAAGGGCAAGAAGGGCTGCTAGGGCACCCCGGGAGTAGCCGATGAGCACGTCATTCGTTTTTGGCCTGACGGAGTTGAACACGGAGACCTTCGTCGCCGTGGCGCACCCGGACGGGGCCCACAACGGGCACTTCGACGCGGTGATGAGCAACGCCTCTCCGTTCCAGATCAGCGGGACCGAGGACGGCGCGGTGTTCCGGCCGGTCGCGGCCGCCGGGATCGAGGCCGACTGGAAGGCCAGCGGAGACGGAGCGCCTGTGCTGTTCTACGCCCGGGCGGCGTCGAGCGCCGGCGCGTTGATCGTCACGTCGCACAGGACCTAGCATGGCCGGGCCGCTCGTCATCCCAGAGAGATCCATGGGGCGCTCCAGCGTGCTGGGCACATACAGCGCACTGGACGGGCCGCCCGAGTCGGCGGCCAGCACGCCAGGAGAGCCGGGGATGGGTGTGGACACCTCCGTCGGGCAGAACGTAGGCCTGGTGGAGGTTTTGTCCAACGATGACCTGGACGAGCGCGCGCGCCGGGAAGCTGATGCCAGGCAGGCGGCGCCGGTGATCAGCGGGTTGGCGGCCCACGTGCGCAAGTGCTGGGACGCGGCCGTGACGGCGAAGCAGGAGACGCAGCGGAAGATGATCATGGCGCTGAACCAGCGCCGGGGCATCTACGAGGACGACGTCAAGGCGCGCATATCCGAGCAGGGCGGCACACAGATTTTCATGATGCTGACCGACGAGAAGTGCGTCGGAGCCGAGGCCTGGCTGGAGGAGTTGCTCCTGCCGGCCGACGACAAGCCCTGGGGCATGAAGCCCACCCCGGTTCCGGATCTGGCGCCGGACGTCAAGCAGATCATAGAGGGAGCGGTCCGTAACCGCGCGCTCCAGGACATCCAGGCGATGGCCAGGGCGGCGGCCATGACCGGCACGATGCTGTCGGAAGAGGACGCCGCACGGCGTTTGGCGCTTGTTCCAGCGGAGTTGTCCGAGCACCTGAACAGGTTCGCACGTCTGATGGACGTGGAGCTCGAGAAGAGGGTTGAGGACAGCCTGTTTGAGAGCGGGTGGCGCGGCGCGCTGAAGGACTTCATCTCTCACATGACGACTTTCCCGAGCGCGTTCCTGAAGGGTCCGATTCCGCGCATGCGCAAGCGCATGAACTGGGTCCAGGGAGCGGACGGTTTCACCCCGGAGGTGAGCGAGAGCGTCGAGCCTGAGTACGAGGCCGTCAGCCCGCTCGACATCTACCCGGCTCCGATGAGCAAGGGTGTGGACGACGGCTACATGATCGAGCGCCATCGGCTGACCAGGGTCGACCTGAGCGACCTGAAGGGTGTCGAAGGGTATGATGATGCGGCCATCGACGAGGTGCTTCTGAGGAGCAGCACGAACGGCCTGAGCAACTGGTTGTTCGAGGGCATGGACACCGACCGGGCCATTGCTGAGGGCCGCAGCTTCGAGATGATGGACCCAGAGGGTCGCATCGACGCGTTGCAGTTCTGGGGGTACGTCCAGGGCCAGCAGCTGATCGACTGGGGCCTGGACAGGAACCTGATCCCTGACCCGGCGCGCGAGTATGGGGCCGAGGTGTGGCAGATCGGGAACAGCATCATCCGGGCCGAACTGAATGCCGATCCGCTGGGCCGCAAGCCGTACTACATGACGAGCTTCCGGAAGATCCCCGGGTCGTTCTGGGGCATGGGCCTGTGCGAGGTCCTGCAGGACATCCAGGACGTGTGCAACAGCGCGGCGCGCAACATCGTGAACAACATGGCCCTGAGCTCTGGCCCACAGGTCGGGGTGGACGTGGGCAAAATGCCCGACGGCGAGAACGTGACAGAACTCTTCCCGTGGAAGATCTGGCAGTTCGACATGGGCAACGAGGGCGGCACCAGGCCGCCGATGTGGTTCTTCCAGCCGAACAGCACCACGCAGGAACTGCTCAAGATCTACGAGCACTTCTCGACCGAGGCCGACAACAAGAGCGGAATCCCGCGCTACGCCACGGGCGCCGAGCAGGGCGGCGGGGCCCTGAACACCGCCAGCGGGCTGTCGATGATGATGGGGAACTCCGCCCGCGGCATCAAGCGCGTGGTGAAGAACATCGACTACGACGTCATCGAGCCGAGCGTGCAGCGCCAGATCGAATGGGAACTGCTCTACGTCCCGAACAACATCTTCAAGGGTGACATCCGCATCCAGGCGCGCGGCTCCACGGCGATGCTGCAGCGCGAGACGCAGCAGATGCGCCGTACCGAGGCCCTGCGTCTGGTCCTGTCCAGCCCGGTGGCGATGAACCTGCTGGGCATGGAAGGGGTGGCCGAGTCTTTGAGCGCGGTACTCAAGGGCCTGGACATCGGAGCCGAACAGTACATGCCGAACGAGGCCGACCGCAAGCGCGAGATGTTCAACCAGATCATCCAGCAGGCGGCCGGTGGCCCGGCCCTGCCCCCTGGTGCACCACAGCCCGGTCCGGACCAGACTGCCGGCGGGGCTGCCCCGGGCCTGGGCATGAAGTCGAACGGCCCGGTGCCGACGCCGCAGGGAGAGAGCACGCCAGGAGCTCCTCTGCCGCGGATGCGCGTCCCGGATCCGAGCGGCACCGCTCCGAGTGGCGGCGCTGACCAGGGCGGTATGCGCGGGATGGTGCGCTGATGTCCGTCATGATGCCAAAGTTCGTCGACGTGAAAGAGGCGCAGAAGATCAGTGTGGCTGTGAATCTGCACGGTGACGCGCTGATGGGCTACCTGGCCCGGGCCAGGGAGCAGGCCGTTAAGTCGCTCTTGGCCGCGCGCGGCGAGGATATCGTGAGGATCCAGGGGGCGGTGGAGTTCGCCGACGAACTCATCGTGAAGCTGAACGAAGCGCGCAAGACAGTCGACAAGATGGAGCAGGGTGGCAGGCGGTGATGCACAGGTACGCCATACTATGCGGAGGCGGAGAGCGCATGTGGAGCGAACTGGTCGCGGCCAGGGAGCTTCTGCGCGGTCGCGACGCGAGTCTGTGCGCGGTGAACGTCGCTGGAATTTTCATGCCTGACCTGGCCCACTGGTTCATCACTGACATTTCGAAGGGCATAGCCTTCACGGGCATGCGCGAGGTTTCGATGGAACTGCTCGGATCCGGGTATGAGGCCATCCACACGCCCGGGCATAGTTTCATCCCCGCGATGGTCGCGAGGCAGCAGTTCTGGCCGATCGAGACGAAGGGGACCATAGCGATGTTCGCCGTGCGTGTGCTCTCGTCTCTTGGTTTCAAGAGGATTCTCCTGGCGGGGATTCCGTTGGACGACAAGTCCTCGTACTTCTACAGCGCACCCTGGGAGAAGTTCGGAATGTCGGACGAGGTGATTCCGTTCTGGGAGCAGTGGGCACCACAACTTCGCCACGTCGTCCGCTCGATGGGCGGTGAGACTGAGCGCATCTTGGGCGGGCCCGACAAGGCCTGGCTCGGGGAGGAATGTTGAAATGAGACACGAGAAGCTGAGTATCGGCGTCGTGCAGCTTGATTCGCAGATGACGGTGGCAAACGTGCCCCCGGCTGCGGACAACAAGAACGCGCTGATCTATGTGAGCAACGGCGCTTCCGGCAGCCCTTGCCTGGCCGTGAGCGACGGCACCAACTGGAAGCAGGTCGCCATTTCGGGGACCAGCATCACCGCGACCTAACTTTTTGGTCCAGCCCTGACCGGCGGACAAAGGAGCCTTACGATGAACGACCAGTTGCAAGCAGCGGAAGAAGCGATCAACGCCAAGATCCTTGCGCTCAGTGGTGAGCAGCAGGGAGAAGATGTCGTTGCTGATGCCGACCCGCAAGACGTCGTCGAGCCTGAAGTTGCCGACGCCGTAGAGATTTCCGCTCCTGAAGACCACGACCCCTATGCCGTCCAGGACCAGTCGCAGGACCAGGCCCAGGAGGTCACCGGGGCGGAGGACTTCGAGCACAAGTACCGCGTTCTGCAGGGCATGTACCGGAAGGATGTGACCGAGGTCCGGGAAGAGAACCGGCGCCTGACGGCCAGCCTGACGGAGGCCACCGCGTCCATTGTCCAGCTGCGCGAGCGCGTCGACGCTTTGCAGCAGAAGCGGCCGGACGCTCCAGACCCCGTGGTGCTCGACGAGGGAAGCCTTGAAAAGTATGCCGAGTTCGGTCCGGAGATCATGGATTTGGCGAAGTCGAACCTGGTGCTGCAGAACAAACTGCAGGAACTCAGTTCGCACCTCCCCAAGATCGCCCAGATGGAGCAGGATGTTCGCAAGAACGCCGAGTCGGAGTTCTTCAGGTTCATGGACCAGGACGTGCCCAACTGGCGCGCCCAGGATGCTGACCCTGGGTTCATCCAGTGGCTCACCTCGCTCTCTCCCGGCACTGGCCTGCCGTGGCAGACTTCCCTCACCGAAGCGTATCAGGCCCGAGACGCAGCCCGTGTGGCCGCGATCTTCAAGGAATATCGGAAGCATCTTTTCCTGTTGAATCCGTCCAGTCATCAGGCGCCCGGCCAGGCCCCGGCCTCCGGTCGCCGCGCTCCCACGCCGGCCCCCGCTTCGCGCGGCGGTGCGGCTCCGCTTGCGGCTCCTCCGCAGTACACCCTGAAAGACTGGGTGAAGCTGCAGAACGAAGCCGCGCGCGGAGATTGGAATGACAGGCCGGAGGAGTACAGGGCGAAAGAGGCTGCCATACACGCCGCGCTGTTCCCCAAGAAATAGGGACGCGTGAGCCGGAGGAACTATGGCTTTTGCAGTTGCCGCCGGGTCCCCGAGCTACTCCGGGACCTTCATCCCCGAGATTTGGAGCACTAAGCTCCAGGTCAAGTTCTACTCCTCGACCGTTTTCGGCGCCATCTCCAACACCGACTACGAAGGTGAGATCAAGGAGATGGGCGACAAGGTCATCATCCGCACCGTGCCGACCCTGACCATTCGCGACTACGTGAAGGGCCAGAATCTGCAGGTCGAGCAGCCCGAGTCCGCGAACGTCGAGCTCCTGATCGACAAGGGCAAGTACTTTGCCTTCGCGGCCAACGACATCGACAAGATCCAGAGCGACATCAAGCTCATCGACACCTGGTCCAAGGACGCCTCCGAGCAGCTGAAGATCACCGTGGACAAGTCCGTCCTGTCCACCGTGTATGCCGACGTTGCCGCGGCCAACAAGGGCGCGACCGCCGGCGCCGAGTCCGCCTCGTACAACCTGGGCGTGACGAACACCCCCATCGCCCTGACCAAGGACACCATCCTGGACAAGATCATCGACCTGGGCAGCGTGCTCTCCGAGCAGAACGTCCCGGAAGAGGGTCGCTGGATCGTGCTCCCGACCTGGGCGGCCAACCTGCTCAAGAAGTCCGACATCAAGGACGCCAGCCTGACCGGCGACGGCACCTCGACCCTGCGCAACGGGCGCTTGGGCATGATCGACAAGTTCACGATCTACGTGAGCAACAACTACACCTCGGTGCTCGACACCGTGGCTTGCTACCACATCCTGGCCGGCCACAAGGCCGCGATCACCTTCGCCACCCAGATGACGAAGATGGAGACCCTGCGCAACCCCAACGACTTCGGCGACATCGTGCGCGGCCTGCAGGTCTACGGCTTCGAAGTCATCAAGCCCGAAGCCTTGGCCGTCCTGTACGCCAAGAAGGGCTAGGAGGATACCGCCATGACCGTTACCGTTGACGCCACCACTGGTGGAACCGGCGCCCTGAGCCAGAGCCTCGGCTCCGGCATGTACCGCCTGTACAAGACCTTCGACCTGGCCGAACTGAAGGCCAGCCTGAACTCCGGCACCGACTTCGCTGCCGGCGACATCATGAAGGCCTTCAGCATCCCGGCCAACACCCTCGTCCTGACCGCGCACGGCAAGGTGCACGTCGCTGAGGGTGCGGCCTGCACCATCGACCTGGGCATCACCGGCGACGACGCCGATGGTTTCCTGAACGACCTCAACCTGAACAGCACCAGCACCAGCGTGAGCACCGCCCACACCCTCGGGTACGGCGTCAACTTCATGCTGGGCAAGCTGGTGACCACGGCCGACACCGTGGACATCTACTTCAACTCCGCCGACAGCGGCGTGGCCGTGTTCACCCTGGCCCTGCTCTGTGTGGATCTCTCGGTCCACGACTACGTGGCCTAGCAGGCGGCACCGAAACCATGGGAGGGGGGATGTCCCCCCTCCCCCTCAAAAAGAAGGAGCGCGAGAGATGTCAAGGTATCTGTACAAAGAAGGTGAGAGTCCTCGTTACGTTCACATCTGGACGCCAGCGCTGGCACTCCGCAAAGACATGGTCGAATGCGACGCCAAGGGCGTGAAGCTGGGCAAGGCGGCTCCTCCGCCTCCGCAGCCCGAAAAGGTCGAACTCCCGTTGACCGGGATCGTTGACGCCCCCCCGTTCGTCCCGCCCGCCGGCCAGGATGACCCTCCTGCGCCCCCTTCCGGCCAGGATGAGACTCCGGCACCCCCTGCCGCCCAGGATGCTCCTCCGGCTGGCCATGATGCATCTGCCGACGACGAGGCGTTTGTTCTCATGATCCAGTCCACGCTGTCGGCCTTGAAGGCGACCGAGATCCGTCATGCCATCAAGACCGACTTCGACGGAGCCAAGGTCCCCGCCGGCCTTTCCAAGCTCCAGCTTGTGGAGGCCTACATCCAGCTTGCTCGCGCCAAGAAGGCGTAGGGGGCGTAAATGATCGCCAGCGACATCATCATCGCAGCAGCCAAGCAGCTGAACGACGTAGGCTACGTCAGGTGGTCGCTGGCCGATCATTACACCTACCTGACCGAGGCCTTGCGTCAGTGCGTTATCATCCAGCCCAGGGCAAACGCGGTGACCGAGTCGCTCCAGCTTACGGCATCCAGTACGCGACAGGCACTGCCAGCTGACGCATGCGCCCTCATCGACATCGTCCGCAACATGGGCGCGAACGGGACCACACCCGGCTACGCCATCACTGTTGCGGACAGGCAGACCCTCGACACCGCCAACGCCAGCTGGCACTCCGCGGCCGGGTCGACGGTCATCGACAACTATACCTACGACGACAGATCTCCGACCATCTTCTACGTGACACCACCCGTGCATGCGTCGACCAAGGTCTACGTCGAGATTTGCTATTCCAAGACACCCGGAGCCGTTTCTGCCTTGACCGACGACCTTGAGATCATGGACGTCTATCAGGGGCCTGTCCTGGAGTACCACATGTACAGGTGCCTCAACGTCAATCACGCGTCTGAAGCAGACCGCCAGGCAGCGCAGACGCACCTGGGCTATTTCTATGCGATGCTGGGGGAGAAGGAGAAGGCTGCGATGATGCTGAGTCCAAACAATCCTCAGAACGTGGTGGGGTAGGCCATGGCAACAATGGTTGACATCAGGGAGTTCTGCAAGTTCGTCCAGAGCGATGTGCCGAAGGCTCCCCTGGACACGGTCAAGGTCGCGATCATCGACACCCTGCGTGACTTTTGCCAGCGCACCTACCTGTGGACTCGCACGAGCGAATGGACGGACCTGCTCGCAGGCCAGTCGACCTACGGTTTCAGCATGCCGGACAACACGGACATGTGCGGAATCCTCTACGTCGAGTATCGCCCTGACACGACCCTCTCTCCGAGGGAGGTCAAGGCGACGACCGTGGATATCCTGAACGCCACCAGGCCGAACTGGCGCAACGAGACGGGACTGGCCCCGAATGCGTTCATCTCGAAGGAGCCTGGTGTCATCCAGCTGATACCCTACCCGGCGGTTGCCGACGGAGATCAGGCCGACGCGCTGCGCGTTGAGGTCGCTGTGTTCCCGAGCGTAACGGCCACCGAGGCTCCAAAGTTCATGCTCGACAGCTGGGGGCTGATCATCGGTGCTGGGGCCAAGGTCAGGCTGATGACGATGCCCAAGCAGCCGTGGAGCGGTGACCCCTCATATTTCCTGAAGATCTACAACGATGGCGTGACAGCGAGCCGCTCGCGCGTGAACAAGAGCGCGACAGGCAGGTCGATGAGCGTGAAGATCCCACTCAGCGGGAGGAGATAAACCATGGCAGCACTTACCGTAGCGATCGCTTCGGCGATCCTCGACCACATCACTGGGAACACTCCCTACACTCCCCCGGCGACGCTCTATATGGCCCTGTCGACCGGCGTGCAGGTGTCTCTCGACGGCACGCTGACGAATGAGGTCTCCGGGACCGGGTACGCGCGCAAGGTCGTCACGTTCGACCCAGCCTCGGCCGGAGAAGCCGTGACAGCCGCGACCGTCGACTTCGACCTGGCTGAGAGCGACTGGGGGACTGTTTCGCACTTCGCGATCTGCTCCGGGGTGTCCGGGAACAACGTCATCGCTTACGGGTCGTTCACAACTCCGAAGGCTGTCACTGCGGGGATGAGCGCGCAGGTGCGCGCCGGCGAAGAGTCCTTGACCCTGGTGTAGCCGATGAACAGTTCGCTCGGTGCACTCAAGGTAGGTCAGACGACCATCGCGGGGGACATCACTGTCTGCCTGGGCCTCGGTTCGTCTGATCTCCTGGCATCGTGCGCTGGAGCGTTCTTCAGCACGGTTCCGCTGTCTGGAGATGCCTCCGCAGAGTTCACGGCCGCGGCCGCCCTAGTCCCGACAGTCTTGTTGTCCGGTTCTTCGGACATGGAAATGGATGCAGTCGCGCTGCGCCTGGGAGGCATCGAGCACTTCGATGGGGTAGCAGCCATCCAGTGTGGAGCGGAGGGTGCGATCATCCCCATTTGGCGGTTTGATGGTTCGTCTGATTTCGTGTCGTCCGCCTCCTGTGTTCGTATTATCCCCATCATCTGGGGTGCGGCCATCATTATTGACTTTTTGGAAGAACCTACGTATCCGATGATTGTCGTCAATGAAGCGGTTGAGCCGACTCCGACGAACACAATCTCGGTCAGAGCCTTCTAGGCAGGAGGAAACATGGCGAGACTGCTGACGACAAACCTGGCCGCAACGATTCTCGGAGGGTCCCTTGGTGGGACTTCCGGGGACACCACGGTCTCCCTGAGCGCCGGTACTGGTGCCCTATTCCCAGCCCTACCATACACCGGGGACTACTTCCACGGCGTCATCATCAACTCCTCCGGCCAGTCTGAGATCGTCAAGGTCACGGCCAGGTCGACCGACAGTCTGACTGTCGTCAGAGGCCAGGAGGGGACGACAATCCGCGCGTTTGCTGCCGGAGATCGCTTCGAACTCCGCCTCACCGCAGCTGACATCGAGTTCCTGCAGTCGAGCTACTGGTCGCGCGAGAGCGCGGCCGTGGCCAGGGTGAGCAATACCGAGTTCACCGTCGCCGGCGACCAGACCGCACGCTACGTCCAGTATCGCTCGGTCAATGCCATCCAGACGTCGACCGCACAGGGCTTTGTCGTCTCCTCTTCGTACAGCGGAGGCACTGGACTCACAACCGTTGTCGTCGAGGGTCTTACCATCGACTCAGGCCTGGCGGCGATCGAGTACGGCCAAGATCCGACGTCGGCACCGAAATATGGTGCCAACAGTAATCAGGTCAAGGTCAGTGCGGATGACACCACTGGTAAATATTTGAGCGACGCGATTGGGGTTGCGTCAAACAGTGGTCTCCTAACGGCCACGACCAGTCCTGGCGGGAATGAGGTTTTTTCACTCTCCGTAGACTCTGGAACCACGGCGAACAAGGTCGTGAAGCTAACCAGCAATGCAAAGCTGCCGGCCGTTGACGGAAGCCTGCTCACAAATCTTCCCGGAGGCGGTCTCGCCAGCGCCTACTACTTTGCATAACTAGGAGGAACATCATGGCTCTTATCGCAACTACCCTGTCCACCGTCAGTGCCGCTACTGAAACCGACCTGTTTGTCGGCACCACCGCGCAGACAGCGCTCATCAAGAACGTGGTCATTTGCAATGATACCGCAGCCGCCTCGGATATCGAGGTGACGCTGACCAACGTCAGCAATACCAAACTGGCCCGATTGGCATACCCCCGTGCCGTCGCCGTGGGCCAGACCATCGTGTTGCCGCTCAACCAGAACGTGGTCGGCACGAACAAGATCAGGGTCAAGACCAGCACCGCCAACGTGTCCTTCACCGCGAACGGCGACGACGACTTTACCTTGGCGTAGGTGCACCATGATACAGGATATCAATGATTTGGGCCTGGAGCGGATGCACTATCCGCACCTGGTGGGCCTCCCCGTGGTTCTGCCTGTTACCGAAGCCACGGCGGACGCGGACACCTTTGTCTGCGAGTTCACCGCCGCGTCTGGAAACGAGACCGGAGTCGGAGGCGGGCTCACCGGGGCGGACTTGGTGCTGACCGCCTTCGGCACCCCAGGTTCTGCCTCCGGCGGCTACCGTACTCTTGACGGGCATGTCGATGGCTTCATCGCCACGGCCACCGCATTTGCCACCCTGTGCCAAGGCACGGAGGGGACGGTCGCGCTCCTGGCGAAGAACCTCGCGCAGGACAACAGCTACAACATTATCGCCGCCCCGCACTTCGAGTGCATCATGTGGACCGGCGGCAAGATCAGCTTCTATTCCAACCCGGAGGCCGGGGAGGTTTCGGCCAACTATCGCGTCATTCCCAAGACGGCAGCTTCGGCCACCGTTGCGACGTGGCTCGTGTGGACGTGGAAAAACGGGCTGGGGTGCTTCATGCTCACGGAAAGTGCCACTCTCCCGACTTCCTACGCTGATGTCCCGGTTGATAACCGCATCCTGGTCACAAGCGTCAAGGTCAACTCGTCCTGGGGCAACCGCGAGATCGTTGGCCGCAGCACCTCAAGCGCCAGCGCGAACTTCGACATCGGACGCGTTATATTGAGCAAGAAAGCTCTCGCGCTGCCTGTGCTGTAGGAGGGGAACATGCAAGCCTATGAACTGCAACTGGTCAACCACGGCTATGTAGACGCTGCCGGAAGTCCCCTCTCCTCCATAGAGGGGCTGCACAACTGCATCACGGAGAATGGCGACGAGCGCTTCTACCCCGTCCCAACCACAGGCTACCCGGATACACCATGCTCCGCATGGGCCGAAATCCCCGGCGTGTCTGTGCTGGTGTGGTGCGAAACTGCGCCCACGGGTGGAGTACCCAAGACGCAGGAGGAAGCACTGGCCCTGCTCAAGGGCACCTACGGGTGGCCCGATAACACAACCTATGTGGACGGCCTGCCAGTCGCTCAGAGATCTGCCATCGTCTATTACAGCTTGCGCGAATGACAAAGAGGTGATGGATCAGTGGCGTCAAGGCTCTGTAACAATACAATTAACATAGTCGCCCGGTAGGTAGACATGCCCCCTCAGTGCGCGTCCCATGACATCTTCCAGGAGATGATCCGCCAGGGTCTAGCGAACCTGAACGAGAAGCTCGCCAACATCGCCGAGGCCCTGAAGGAGCAGAACGAAACATCTGCCAGAAAGATGGACCAGGTCATGGAGAGCCAGAGCGAGCGGCGCGAACTGTGCGGGAAGCGTGGCGCCGAGATCGTCGCACTCCAGCAGAGTGACACATCCCAGTGGGAGGAGTTGCGCCGGCAGCGCGAAAGCAATTCGCAACTGGCAAAAGTCGTGTGGAAGCGCGAGGGAGCGCTTGTTATTGTTGCCGCGATCGCATCCGTCCTGGCGACGGCGGCGATGAAGTGGTTCATGGGGTGAACATGGTAGTCCGCCACGCCAGAGAGCTTGATGACGGTCATTGCACGACCGGGAGATTCTATCTACCGCAGGGGCAGACTTTCTTCACGCTTGAGCGGCCTTGGCTGGACAACAAGACCGGGGTTTCATGTATTCCCAAGCCGGGGACATACCATGCCATCCTGCGCCGTAGCCCCCACTTGGGGATCACCTACTGGCTGCATGACGTCCCGGATCGTTCGTTCATCCTCATCCACTCTGGGAACATCGTTGCCCACGTCCAGGGCTGCATCATGCTCGGCTTGATGCGTGGATGGATGAAGGGTGAACGTGCCGTGTTCCAGAGCGTGACGGCGGTCAGGAATTTTATGGCCCTCATGGGGCGTGAGCCCTTTACTCTGGAGGTGGTGTGATGGAGTGGTTGACGACTTTTCTCACTGGTGGCGCGAACGTCCTGAGCGGCGGCCTGCTCGGTGCAATCGGCGGCGTGGTGACTGGATTCCTGAAGCTCAAGGAGAAGAAGGCGGACCAGGAGCATGAACGTTTGATGCGCGACAAGGACCGCGAGATGCTTCTCGCCGAGGCTGACTCTGCCGTGAAGCTCGAGCAGGCCCGCGCAATCACTGCGATCGAGCAGGGTGCCGCTGATGCGTTCACCGCGAGCCAGGTCAACGCCCGCGTGGACATCCCGGCTGGGATCGCTGAGAAGGTCAGCACGTCTGTGGCGAACATGTTCGTCATCGGTGAGTTCGTCAAAGGTCAGGTGCGCGTGGTTCTGACCCTGATCAGCTTCGCGTTCGTGATTTACTTCGGCTTCCAGGGCATCGCCGACGCGGCCAAGGACGGGAAGCTCGCCCTGACCTGCGTCAAGTCCGTGATCTTCATGGCGGAACTCTCCGGCGGCTGGTGGTTCGCCCATCGGCAGATGACGAAATAGCGCAAGCGGGAGACAGAATGCTCGTCAAGCTCGCATCGTTCGCAGGGATAGTCCCGAAGACGGCGCCCGACAAATTGCCGGCGGCCGCAGCGTCCGTCGCGAATAACTGTCGCCTGACGTCCGGCGACATCGAGCCATGGCGGGGGTTCAAGCTCAAGCAGATCGTCGAGGCTCTTTCGTGCGCCGTCCTTTCGATGTACTACTATGCGCCCGACAGCGCATACCTAACCTTCACGGAAGACACGGACATCGTGCCGAGTCCTATTGCGCAGGACCAGTACGGCCGCATTTACATCTCGAATCTGGCCAGCGGCGCGAGCATGGCCGTGAGCAGCGGTGTGTCCCTCGACGCGTTCGGCCGCACGATCATCGACAAGCGACCTCTTGGCCTGGATGCCCCAAGCCTGCAGCCGACAGTGTTCGGTACTGGCGGGACGTCTTCGATCAACGTCGTGCGTTCTGCTCTCTACACCTTCGTGACCGACATCGGAGAGGAGGGTCCCCCCAGCGCGGCGGCTACTGCCGTGACGATGAAGCAGGATGCGACATTCAGCATCAACGGAATGGCGACAACGTCGTCGAACGCCAACGTCACGAAGAAGAGGATCTACGTCACCTCGGTCGGTACTGCCGGGGCAAGCTATCAGTTCTGGGACGAAGTCGACCTGGCCGTGGCCTCGAACGCCGGGGCCATAGACCCCCTGAACCTCGGTGAAACGCTGCCCTCGACCTTCTGGACGAAGGCCCCAGCCGGGCTGCACGGCTTGGTCGCCATGGCCGGAAACTTCATGGCCGGCTTTGTTGGGAATGAGGTCTGGTTCTGTGAGCCTGGCTATCCACACGCTTGGCCGGTGAAGTACATGCTGACGTTCAACGAGGACGTCGTCGGCTTGGGAGTCGACGGCAGCACGCTCATCGTCCTGACCGATGCCGTGGTCTACATCGTGAGTGCCCCGAGCCCGGACACAGCCTCTGTGTCGCCATTCCCGGACATCATCCCCTGCGTCTCCAAGCGCAGCATTGCCATGACCCCGGCCGGAGTCATCTTTGCCAGCCAGGACGGCTTGTATGCGGCGAACAGTGCGGGTGTGGCGAAGGTCAGCCAGGACTACTGGACCCGCGCCCAGTGGCAGGCCCTGAACCCGTCGACGATCCACGGAGCCTACCAGAACGGCTACTACATCTTCTTCTACAATGGGACGCGCGGCATCGTCATCGCGATCTCTGAGTCGTCCGACGCGCGCGTTTCGGAACTCGACTTCTATGCGACGGCCACCGCCTCCATCAAGCCCTTTGACGAGCTCGCCATAGCCTATCAGGTCGGCTCTGCGCAGCACATTTCCTGGTTCGACTCGGACGAGAACTACGTGACGAGTTTCCTCTGGCGCAGCCGCTTGGTCATCGCCCCAGAGCCTGTGAATTTCTCTTGCGCCAGAGTGACCGCGGATGAGTTCACAAATGCGGACCACACCCCGGACCCGCCAGACAACACGGGGGGTACCCTCGGCTCGTCGATGGTCGGCGAGTATGCGCTTGGCGGGGACTGGTGGACGTCCTGGTATGCGGCTCTGGCCTCCCAGGACTTCGCATTGACCTTGCGCGTCTACGCCGGCGGAGAACTGAAGCACACTGTCAGCGTCGTGGACGACGCCGTTCTCATGCTTCCGTCCGGATTCATGGAGCGCAAGTGGGAACTCTCGATCGAGGGGAACGTGCGTGTTCAGTCCATCGCGATGGCGACGAGCGTGACCGAACTGATGACCGGGCCCCTCATGCCCGGCGCGTCGGTGTAGGGCATGGTCTTCACCCCAAAAAAGATCCCGGCCATCCCGGACATTTCGCGTCTGGGCCAGGGCCTGCTGCAGGATACCCTGCGCGCGATCAAGACCGCCCTGGAGACGCGCCTGCTGGGGCTGCATGGCGAGCCGGACCAGGTGGTCCTGAAGGGCCAGCTGGGAGTCCCCCTTTTTGATCTGCTGGTGACAACGGCTCTTTCTGGCGGAGCGAAGAATCTCCTGCGCCAGACGGTGACGCTCGGCGTCGTGGACGGCATCATCACGGTCATCGGAGACGAGACGACGGCAGCCGAGGTTGTGCCGAAGGCCTACATGGACATAGCCATGGGCCTGACGGCCTATCCGAATGGTGCTGCCGCTCCAGATCTCGTGGCATGGAACGGAGGTGCGATCAGCGTATATTCCTTCGACGGGGCGACAATCACGGAGCAGCTTTTCGGTAATTGCGAATATAATCACTGCTTTAAGGAGGGCGCAGACATCCACCCGCACATTCACTGGGCCCCGACGACAGCGGACGCCGGAGATGTGAAGTGGGGGCTGACGTATGTCTGGGACAATCCTGGAGAAGGTCCTGGAGCGGAGACTACAATTTATGCTACAGTTGCGGCCCCTGGGGTAGCGTTTCGGCAACAGTTCGCATCCTTCCCGGCCATCTCTGGAGCGGGCAAGAAAATCGGATCTCAGTTCCAGTTTCGTCTTTTCAGGAACCCGACAGATGCTGCTGATACTTATACCAAGGATGCAGTGATCCAGACCATGGGCATACATGCCGAGGTCGATTCATTCGGTTCAACGTCACTGTCAACGAAGTAGGTCACGATGCCGATACGTAGAGTTCACAGCCAGCCCCCCCAGCTTTCCAGGTTCGAATACGGCCCGGGAGTCTACGAGTGGTTTGAGGCGTTCACCGATGCCGAAGGTGTCTACGCTGTCTTCGGCGTGACGTTCGACCATCCCGTCGAGGCGTGGATGTACTGGCGAATCCTCTCTCCCAGTGTGGCAGCCTGGAGAGACCTGCGCCGTTGTTCGGTGCCGGAGGTCCGGAGGTACGTCAAGAGCCGTGGGCACAAGGCCATGGTGGTCAGGTCCAGCGATCCGCGCGATGTCGATTTCCTGAAGATGGTCGGGTACATGGGTTTCGTGAACCAGAGGACCGAGGTCATCCACACGGCCTGGCAGGAGGTGTAGCATGTGCGGTGGCGGCGGCGGATGGGGCGGCGGTAGCCCTGGGGCGTCAAATCTCGACCGGACCATTAGCGGGCTTCAGGGCGGCGGAGGGTGGGCCGGAACACCTGGTGGGTACGCTTCTACCTACGGAGCCGGATATTTTGGCGGTGTTGAATCGGCTCCGAGCAATGCTTCGGTTGACCCTGGCGGGACCGACCCCGGCGCTGGAACGCCAGGCTCCCCCGGGCCACAGGGCAGCGGATACACTGGAGCACTCGGAGGATCTGGAGGTCTCGGTGGCCTTGCCGGTCTTGGCCTGACAGATGGTACCTACGGCAGCATGGACTCCCCTACGGGAGGGTTCACCAGGGCACAGCAGGTAGCGAATTTCAGCAGCGCCAGCGAGCCATCGGGCGGTGGTGTTGCCATGGCCCGAGAGTTTGCCAGGTCCATCGACCCTATTGCGATGGACGAGGCACGCATGGCCCAGCGCAGGGCCGAGGCTTCCGTGCTTGGCGACAACGCGGCCGTTACCGCAGCTGAGTCCGAAAACGCAAACTCCCTGGCCGGCCTTGCTCGGGCTTATGCCAGGAATCTCGGAAATTACAGCATATCCATGGCGCCCGAAGGGTACAAGGGCTATGGCATAGACATCGGAGGATACGTCAGCAGTCTCGGCCCGGTGGCCCAGGAAAATCCTGGCATGGCTCTCACCGGAGCACTTCAGGGGCTGCGCTCGATGGCGGACGAGGCAAACGAGGGAAACACCTTTGGAACTCGTGCGCTCGATGCGCTTCGCGGAGTATTCAGTGCTCCCGTCAACAGGCAGAACGAAATCTCCATGGCTGCGAACCTCTCTGACCCAGCGAACATGGCCCAGAATGTGCGCCAGACGCAGCAGGGGAACATGACGACAGACCCGTCGACGGGCCAGATGAGTGTCGACCCAGTCGGCCTTGGACTGTCCGCGATCAGCGCCATCACCGGGCTGCGCTCAGGTCCCATCGGGCAGCTGACGTCCCTGGCCAGGATCGGCGACTTTGCCATGACCGCGGCCAGGAACAACGGCTACGACGTGGGAAGCGCGCCGACTCCGCAGTCGGTCATGGCCGGCCTGAAGGAAGGCTTCGGAGGTGGTGCACAGGGAGACCAGTCCGCCAGCGGCTATGACGGCCCGAGCGGGTACTCTGATAATCCCAGGGGATATTCTCCTGAACTCGGATATGCTCTAGCCTCAAGCCCCGGTGCCCTTGATCAGGCCCCGGCCTATGACAACAGCGTCTCTCTGGCAATGCAAAGACGTTCTGGACAGAATCAGGGATACCGGGTATCCTCGCCACAATCATCTGATCCTTATGCCCGGTTCAGGGCATAGGAGGTAGGCCATGGGACTGTTTGACTCTCTCGGAGACTGGACGAGCCTCCTCAACACCGGCATCAATGCGGTGAACGCAGTGAACAGCTACAACGCCGCGTCCGACGCTTCGGCCCTGGCGAACAGGCAGTTCGACACGGTTGCCGGATCTACTGCGAAGCAGGACGCCATCGCCCAGGAGCTCTTCGATCGCTACAAGGCGACGTACTGGCCCATGGAGGACAAGCAGGTCGCCTTGCAGAAGTCCTGGATGGACCGCTACACCCCGGAGATCCAGCAGCAGGCGTGGGACAACTACAAGGGTGAGCTCGCCCTGCAGCCACAGTACCAGGGCATCGAACAGGGACTCATCAACCAGGCGGACATGACTCCGGAAGAGTGGGGCAAGATGTTCGCCGAGAAGGCCCACACCGACGTGCAGACTTCGTTCGATGCCAACAGGCAGTCGACGCAGCGTGCGCTGGGGCGCCTGGGTATCGACCCGACGAGCGGCCGCAGCCTGAACGCGCTCAACTCCGGGATGGATGTGGCGCAGTCGCTGGCGGACGTGAGCGGCCAGAACTCGGCCCTGACGCAGGGCTTCGACACCGCCTGGAACCGTGGTGCCGGCGCGCTTGGCTTCAAGATGGGGAACACCATTCCGCAGCAGACGACGGCCCCGAGCGGATCTGCGTTGGCCAGCCAAGCGCTGTCTGGCTTGGGGTCCGCGAACGCGTCGAATCAGGCCCTGCTCAACAGCGCGCTCAGTTCGGCTGGTGCCGGGAGCAAGGCCTTCGGAGCTTCGACGAGTGCCCTGCTGGGGACGGGTTCTGGGAGCATCAAGTCCGGCCTGACAGGTGTCAACAACATCCTGTCCGGTTACGCGTAGGAGGGCTGAGAGATGGCAAATATCGCAGGCGGAGTGGTCGCTGGATCGGCCCTTGAGGGTCAGAAAGACTACCGCATGGCCGAGGCCCAGAATATCCAGAACCAGAGCGCGCAACTGGACCTGGACGAGCGCAACGACGCACACAGGGCCTATGTCCAGGCCATGGATGCCTGGGCGGCTCAGAAGAAACAGAAGAAGGCCGCAGAGCAGGCCCAGGTGCAGCCGCAGTCTGCTCTCGGTGTCCAATCCCCAGCGCCTTCTCAGCAGGATGCGAGCGGTGTCCCTCCCGAGGGATACCCTGTACAGACGCAGTGGGCACCCCAGGGAGCGGTCGGTGTTCCCGTCGGCTCTCAGATGGCCGTACAGGGCCCGGCGACTGGCGGAGGCATCATGGATGCCAGTCCTCGTTACGACACGCCGCAATCTACCCCGACGGCTGGTCTCCCGAGTGCAACGCAGCAGGCCGCGCAGGCTGCCCCGGCTGCCGCCCCAACCCAGTCCTCCGCTCCTGCCCAGTCTCCTGCGACCCCCGCCCCTGCGCCGGCGAAGGAAGACGGGTTCATCCAGAAAATCACCAAGGCCCTGGGCATCGAGCCGCAGGTCCTGAGCAACGTCCCGCGCACCCCTGGCGCCATGAAGGGCCTGATCGCCGCGCAGCAGCATGTGGAGCAGATGCAGAAGCAGGAACTGCAGCAGGACATCAACCAGATGTTCCGTGCCAACGCGACCAAGTCCGAGCCTGAGCAGATCGCCGCTGCGGTCCAGTACGGCAAGGAGCACAATATCCCCGGCGCTCCGGACTCCTTCGTGGCTGTCAAAGGCGAAGACGGGCGAGTCATGGGCTGGAAGGCCCTGCACGACGGTGCCCAGGAGGGCGGCCTGATCCCGAATCTTGGGCATGGGTTCCTCGACAGCTATACCCGCGTTCTCTACGGAGCGGTCGACCGCATGGGCAGCATCGGTGCCGGCATCGAACAGGAGTCCGCCCTGGGCCTGGAGCGCGAGAAGGGCACCCAGAAGGTGCGTGCCGAGGAAGCCAAGGGCAAGGCCATTGGTTCTGTCCAGACGCAGAAGGACGAGGCCGCCATGAGGCGCGTGCAGGAGCAGAACAAGGGTCGTGAGAAGGTCGCCGGAATCGGCGCGTCGGCCCGCGTTCAGGCTGTGCGCGAGCGCACGGCCGGGGACGAGAAGATCACCAAGAAGATCGAGGTCCTGGTCAAGCAGAAGAACGCCATCACGAACGCCAGCAAGGACATCACCGGCGCGGTCAAGCCTTCCCCGGCAGACCAGGCGCGCCTGGCGAAGATCGAAGCCCAGATCGCGAAGTACAACAAGCAGCTGGGCGGAGGCGATGGCGGTGACGAGTCCGACACCGGAGCGGCAGGCGGCTGGAAAGAATACGACCAGTAGCGGAGGTTCACATGGCTGAGATGGCTTCTGGTTCTGCGTTTCTCCAGGCCAACCCCTACGCCCCGGCTCCAGAGCCGAAGCCCTCCGCCCTCGATGGTGTGGAAGCGGCCGCGCCTCCACAGCCCGCGCCTTCGACCGACCCGGTCGTCGCATCCTGGAAGTCTGATCCGGCGTTCCTTGAACTGACCCCCGAGCGCCAGACCAAGATCGCCACGAACTACTTCCAGAAGAACCTGGCCGACGCCGAGTTCCAGCAGCTTCCGCCGGACCGTCAGGCCAAGATCATCCAGAACTTCATCTCGGTGAACATGGGCGACACGGGCTACGTTCGGGCCCCGGTCAACCCCGTCCCCAGGGCCCCGGTCGCCGCGCCTACTCCGAAGATCAACGCTCGGGAGGTCGGTTTCACCCCTGAGCAGTCGGCCATGTTCGGCCCGGCGGCCCGCGACAAGCAGGATATCGAGGAGGCCGGGCGTAGTGCTGCGGCCAGCCCCACGATCATGGGTGCCACGGCGGACGTCGGACGGCAGGAGGCGGCCAAGCAGAAGGCCAATGCCGAGAGCCTGACCGAGACCCCCAAGACGTTCGGCCCTGACTACTCCGTCACCGAAGGCCCTGCAGGGCAGATCGCTCCTGAGTACGACGAGGAGGGTAAGCGGAGCGTGCTGCGCGACGCCTACCATGTCGCGAACATGGGCAAGATGCTCGTCGAAGACGCCATGGCCGGCCTGGCCGGGGCTGGCTTCGGTCGCGAGAGCGCGACGGCGAAGTTCTATCAGGACATCGCCAGCAAGACGGCCGGGCAGACTGGCATCGACCCGCGGACGAATGTCGGCGGCATCGGCGTGCTGGGCACTATGCGCGGTACCGCACAGATGGCCGGTGACATGGCCCTGCTCATCCCGTCCGGCATGGCGGTGAGCGCGGCAGCACAACCTGCGTTCTCCCTGCTCCGCCCGGCTGCCATGGCCAGCGTCGAAGGCCAGCTGGCTGGGCGCGCACTGCATGGTGCCGCGACCGGCGCGCTGTACTCGCTCCCCCAGGACCCTCAGACGGCCTGGGAGAACATCAAACTGTTCGCGGCGTTCGAGGCGGCCGCGGCCGGCGCGCACACCCTGGGCCAGTACGGCGGGAATGAGATTAACGCCCTGACGCGGCACATCGTCAAGACGACTGGCGTGCCCGAGAAGGTCTACTTCTCCCCGACGAAGGTGCGCGACATCATGGGCGCCAGTTCCGAAGCCCGTGGCGGCCTGGGTCCCGAAGACTACGCGCTGTTCCAGGACATGAAGAACTACGGTCTGACGAACGCCGACATCATCAAGGCCACCAGGGAAGGCTTGAGCATCGAGCTTCCGACCGAGGTGGCCCTGCGCATCGCGGACCGTCCGTATTTCGCCAAGTTCAAGGAAGCCTTCGGTGTGGAGCCGTACTCGCGCACTCTCGAGAGCGAGATGACAGATCCCAGCTGGCAGGTTGGCCAGGGCGGATCCATGAAGCCGACTCCTCCGAAGGATGCCTCTCTTGACCTGATGTCGCCCGTGCCTGGCTCTCCGAAAGCTCTTCCTGGCCCGGACATGCAGCCGTCAGGTTCCACAGGTCCTCAGCCAAATGCCCCGGTGATGCCGGGCGAAGGAGCACCCAATGGGCAGCAAGTCCAAGAAGTCCTGGCACCGGAAGGAAATGGACGCCCGGGCGAAGCAGGAGCAGAAGTTCAACCAGTCGGCAGACCAGGTGACGGGAGCATCCTCGGCGGAGGCGTTCCTGAACAGGGACCCATTGTCGCCGGGCCTGGGCCGCAGCAGCCGGTCGTCCAGCAAGGGCAGCCTGCCCCAGTGGAAACCGTCGGGCAAGCCCCAGGACCTGAAGGACGTGTCCAGGCTCCGGTCGGGCCTGCGGTCGGGCGACCCGAGGGCGCTGACCGAGTCGATGCTCCGGTCCAGGCTGGGGGCGCCCAGCCCGCTGGGAGCGAATCCGCAGCCGGAGGAGACGTCGTCCCCGGACCTCCCGACGGAGCCGTCCGAGGAAAGCGCAAGCATGTAGCTGCGATCTCCGGAGTCAAGGGCGAGAAGTTCCCCGTGCACTACGAACTGCGGGAGCTTGGCGACCTGAAGGCCAGCCACAATCCTCTGGAACAGTTCCGGGACAACCCGGACTATCCTGCCGGCGTGCAGGATCGCCCGTATGCGACGGACCAGACGCACCAGGATCAGGTGCACGCCCGCGTGGCGAAGTTCGACCCGAGCCACCTGGTCAACACCGGGCCTACGGCCGAGACTGGGCCGAGCGTTATCACTCGCGACGGCTATGTCCTGGGCGGCAACAGCCGCAAGATGGTCCTGGACATCCTGGCCGACAAGCATCCGGATCGCTACCAGCAGTACATCGACGCCATGAAGGAGGACGCTGCGGCGTTCGGCCTGAATCCGGAGGACGTCGGCCGCTTCAAGCACCCCGTTCTGGTGCGCGCGCTCGACTTCAACCTGGGAGAGAAGGACGCACGCGAGCTCGGACGCATCTCCGGCGTGCTGAACAAGCCGGCCATGACCGGCCAGGACAAGATCTCCAAAGGTGTGGCGGCGGCCAAGGGCCTGTCCAAGAAGACCATCTCGGAGTTCGCCAGCGGACTGTCCGGCTACGACACCCTGCGCGGATATCTGGACTCTCCACACGCGAGCCAGAAACTCGTGCCGGGCCTGGAAACAGACGGCGTGCTAGACCTGCAGAACAGGGCGCAGTACCTCGTCGATGGCAAGCTCACCCCTGACGGTAAGGACACCATCGAGGCCGCCGTGCGCGGCTACGTCGTCCCCGACAACGATCTGCTCCAGCGCTTCCGCCGGGCCAACGCCGACGAGCTCAAGACGTTCGACTTCGCCCTGCCGCACCTGGCGTATGCCAAGGCCATGGGCGAGAACTGGGTCAGCCAGACCATGTCCGACGTCATCAAGCTGTTCCTGGACTACAATGCCCAGAAACAGGCCTGGATGAACAAGAACAAGGGCGCGGCCAGGAAGTACGAGCCGGACTTCTACCTGAAGCAGCCGAGCATGATGCCCGACGTCATGGATCTGCGCGGGAACAAGACCGTCACCGAACAGTTCCGCGCGCTGGTGACCTTCACCCCGCGCGAGTTCGCCGCGGCCTGGAAGGGCTACGCCGAGGCCCTGCGCGAGTTGACCAGCCGGCCGACCATGCCGGGCATCGAAATCGACCGCACCGGCCTGCAGAAGATCATAGACAGCGTGATGAGCGACTACGACAAGACCCAGGAGCGTGCACCCAGGAGTTACAAGGAGGCCATGGGCCAGGTCGAAGATAGCGTCTCGGAAAAGCCTGAAAGTGAGACGCAAGAGCCGAAAGTTTCCGTAGGTGAGACGCAAGTTAAGGAAAAGGACGTTCCCTTGCCCAAGGAAGAGGAGCCGGTCCTGGACCTGACCGAAGAGGATCTGCGCGAGCCTTGGGAGATGACCCTGCGCGAGTTCGCCGGGCCGAAGCCCAGTCCGCCACAGATCGTCGGCGGCAAGGAAGTCAAGAGCGGCGACCTCAAGGCCTGGAATGCCAAGAAGGCCGAGTACGACGATGCCGTGGCCCAGGCCTACACCGACGGCAAGCTCACCCTTGATGAGGTGAGAGTCAAGACGCCTGACCAGTGGCTCAAGCTGAAGGGCAAGGCCGAGGTGAAGCCCCCTGTCGCCCCGGCCAAGGATCCCGGCGTCGTCAAGCCCGCGGCCGAACCGCAGAAGCCCAAGCCCGTCGTGTCCAAGACGCTCAAGGACGCCGGCCTGGTCGTTACCGAGAAGGTTTCGCAGAAGACCGGCAAGCCCTACTGGGAGATTTCCGGCAAGACCTACGACAACAAAGACGCCATCAAGGCGCTGCCCGGCGTCAAGTTCGGCGGCAAGGTATGGCGTGCGTTTGACGGTGATCCCACGGCCGCTCTTGCTGCAGCTGTTGAGCAGGCGAACTCCGCCAGAGACGCGAAGTACGAAGACTTCAAGGGAAAGCTGAACCCGAAGCCCGAAGCCGAGCCAACCAAGGTCGGCGGTCGAGGCCTGGCCGGCGAGGGCATCGGCATCCAGATCAAGGCCCTGCGCCAGAAGCTCGACCTGTTCCCGAGCATCGCTCCTGAATATCCTCAAAACCTGGTTGGGAAGCAGACGAGATCCCTCATCCAGAAGGGCGAAGGGGCCATCCCGCAGGATGTCCTGGACGCTCAGGTCGCGGACATCGGAAAGATCAAGTCCGCATTCGAAACCGGCAAGAACGCCTTCGTCCTGGCCAGCGACCCCGGCATGGGCAAGACCTTCGTCATCGCCGGCGCACTCAAGGAGATAGCCCGCAACCATGTGGGACCGCTCGTCTGGGTGACCCAGAACCGCCGCCTGATCGAACAGATCAAGGCCGACATCGAACCGTTCGGCCTGAATGACCGCCTGCAGTTCATCACCTACACCGACATGAGCCAGATCCACGCGGGCAAGAAGGTCTCCGACATCAAGATCGACGGGGCCGTCATCGCCTGGGACGAGGGCCACTCTGTCAAGAACACCTCCGACGCCGGCGAAGAGAGCGGAGCCGCCCGGGCCGACCTGGGCCAGAAGTACATGAAGAGCGCCAAGTTCAACATCATGGCGTCCGCCACACCTTTTGAGAACCCGACGCAGATGGGGTACATCGCAGCGAGCGGCGTGTTCGATCAGCTCGAAGGAATGACCGGGCTGGGGCGCGCCATCAGCGGAACGCCGTTCAGCGACTTCGCCCTGGCGTTCGGCGCCGGCCAGCGCAAGATCCGCATCAAGGGCGGCCGCGAGAAGCAGATCCTTGAATGGGAACGCGGGCAGACCCCGGCCGAGCGCCAGAAGCAGAACGAGAACGCCATGGCCGCCAGGCAGTGGCTGGAGAAGCAGGGCATGCTGGCCCAGCGCGAGATGAAGCTCGAGCCGGGTATGGTGACGACCGAACTCAAGAGCGTGCCCCCTACGGACGCGAACGTCGCCCTGGCAGACAACTTCTCTGAGGCCATGATGCGTGCCATCGAGGACGCTGGGGCGGACCGCACGCTCAGGCGCAACTTGGCCGGGTACATGACGAACACGCTCAAGCGCATCATGGAGGACGCCAAGGTCGACGCGGCCGTGGCCGAGGCCAAGGACGTCATCGCCCAGGGCAAGCAGGCCGTGATCTTCGTCGAGACCAGGGCTAAGAAAGAGATCAGCGGGAAGGACTACCCGGGCATGGCCGAGGTCATGCGCGACTGGGCTGCCGAGCAGTCTGCCATGGGCGGCGACGCCGGCAAGCCTCCGTACTCGCGCTTCCAGATGGCTGTTGCCCAGGCCCTGCACGAGGCCGGGCTGGACGAGTCGCTGGAGAGCACCGTGGCCCGCATCGTCAATGGAGTTGGCGCAGACAAGACCGCCATCTTCACCGGGGACCGCACGGAGAACGCGGCCAATGCGGATCTCGATCAGTGGCTGGACAACAAGAAGCCCCTGCTCGTGGCGACCATGGCGAAAGGCGGCACGGGCCTGTCCCTGCACTCCAGGCGCCCGGGCGACCCGGAGCGTGTGCTGATCGGCCTGAACATGCCCTGGACCGCGACCGTGATGAAGCAGGTCCTGGGCCGCGTGACGCGCCTGGGCATGCTGAAGCCGTCCGAAGTGCGCTGGCTGTTCCTCGACCACGACTTCGAGCGCACCATAGCGGCGAAGGTCGGCGGCCGCATGCAGGACATGGGTGCGGTGGTCAGCGGGAAGATCCCAAGCATGGGCACCGACATCGAGGCCTTCGACTTCGACGCGCCGGCCGAAGGTGTGGTGATCGAAGACATCATGGGCGGCTACGAGGCCCCCAGCGCGCCTGCGGAGCGCAAGCCCGAAGTCCCCACCGTCCAGTCGGCCCTGGAAAGCCCGGAAGCCCTGGCCGACCTGGCACGGTCCGGGGCGAGCGTATCAGGCCCGGAGCGCGTCGCGCTGGCCCGAGCCATGGCTGAGGGTGTGGCATACGGCCGCGACGGCTACGACATGGAAGCCTCGCCCTACGGCGGCCTGGTCTACTTCCAGGATGTCCCAGGCGGCCGCGTGGCATTCCACGAGGTTGACGGGAAGCTGGAGTTCGAACATCAGCTGCAGTTCTCCAAGACCAGCAGGGCCAAGGTCGTCACCGATCCGCGCCTCATCAAGCGCATCCTGAGCAAGGACATCCTGAACCAGAACCCGGCGCGCACCGTCGTGAGCGAACTGTTCCAGAACTCCATCGACTCGCTCATTGATGCCAAGTGGCCCAAGGATGCGCATGTCGAGGTAGCTCTCGATATCCGCAGCACTGAGGACAAGACGTTCAAGGTCGGCATCAAGGACAACGGCATTGGCATGACGGCCAAGGACGTCAAGACGAAGTTCCTGGCCATCGGCGCCAAGGGCAAGGGCGGGACAGACAACGTCGGCGGCTATGGCATGGCTAAGGTCGCTTTCCTGTTCTACCCCGAGAACGTGTTCGTCAGGACCACCAAGGGCGGCAAGACGACCGAGATTACGGCAACCCGCGACGAACTCATGGATGGGGATTTCCCCGTCATCACCAGGGACGCCCTGGATGGAGAACGCGGGACCATGTTCGTGGCGACGATGCCTACCGGGGTATCCGAAGAGGGCATCTACTACGACGACGCCAGCACATTCGAGTCAGCCATGCTGACATACGCGAAGGGCCTGCGCACCAAGAATCTGAAAGTCACTGCTCATGGGATCAACGACTACTCCGAAAAGGGTTCGAGCGACTACGGGTACAACGACTGGATGCCGGCCGACGAGAACGGCGAAAAGATGTTCGCCAGGGTCAAGGAATACCAGTCAACCCTCCTGAGCGACATGCCCAAAGTCACGCCTTCAGTGGAGATCGTCGACGGAGAAAACAGGGCCACCGTACACTTCGTTAAGAGCGACTTGCCTGCAAGGAAGATGTTCGGAGGACAGTTCATCATCCATGCCCAGGTCTACAGCAAGGGTATGCCGCTTCCGGCGCTCAAGCAGGATCAGTACGACTACATCAACGGCATCGGAATACCTGGAGCCGACATCAAGCCAGACTTCAGCGTGGCGATTGACTTCACCAAGACCCACGAACCTGAGCATGGGCAATACCCGTTCCTGAAGAACCGGACCGTGGTGATGTCCGGAGTCGGCGACAAGATCGCCAAGGTCATTAAGGACTACGTAGAGAAGCTCAATAAAAACGCGACCGACGAGCGCGTGGCCGAGTTCCGCGAGATGATCGCCAAGGCTCCAGTGATGGGTGGGACTCCAGTGCTGATCCCCAAGGCCTCGTACCCGGACGTCGAGGGCGCGCGCGAGGTGGTGGAAAATCATGAAAAGTTCTTTGCATCCTACGGGAAGCTGCTCTCCACCTGGAAGGCGATGATCGACAGCGCGAACCTTGGCGCGAACACAAAGCTGATGATCACCCTGGACAATACGGTCTATGGATGGCACGCGCCGTCCGGATTGACTGGAGAGGGGAAGATTATCGCGATCAACCCGCTCACCATGATGACCAAAGGTGAGTGGAATAACAAGCCGCTCATCCAGACCGATGAGTACAAGGCCCTCGTCGAATCCGGCGAATCCAGGGAGCGCATCCTTGGGTCGGCGTCAGTCCACACCCTGCTGCACGAGAACGTGCACAACCGTGAATCCAATCACTCCGATAGTTTCACCTCTGAGTTGGCGCGCCAGAGCATGCTGCTCGGGCACCTGCGCCTGGCGACGATGGAAGCCAAGGCGACTAAATTCTACAAGGAGTTCGCTGATGAAATCGAATCCATTGCAGGAGATCTCGACCGTGTACGAGAAGGCGGGGATGCTGCCTCCGGAGGCCCTGGGCCGGATGTTGACGCAAGCCGGGTACCGCCCCGAGGAGTCGAGCCAGCTGGCGGAAGAACAGGCGCAGCCGAAGGGCCTGTCGCGGTTGGCGGCCGGAATGTCCTGGGAGAAGCGGGGCTTCAAGAAAGTCGGCGGGAAGTGGGTGAAAAAAGGCTGACCCTACTGCACGGCGGTCGCATGGGCATATTCAAGAAGATGCCCACCTTCGATGAATTTGTTACCATGGCCGAACGCGGTACAGTGCACAAGGCGACGGGCAAAGATCTGCCCTTTGAGGGTAGTGCCAAGACCCCGATCAGCCTGGGCATCATCAACGGCTACAGCAACGACGACATCGCAGCGTTCTACGTAAAGCGTTCGAACCCGGTGAAACTGTCAAAGCTGGGCCTGAAGGTCGCCTACGAAGACTTCGTTGCTGATCACGCTACAGAACTGGGTGCCCAGAAGAAGCGCTTCTTCGTCGACGCATCAGATCTCGGAGACTACTTCCCGACCAGAAAGCAGGCCGAAACCTATGCTGATTCCATCCAAAACCAGTGGCCGTCCGTAGCCCGCCCGATGATTACGGACAGGATGCCCTACCTGGAACCGAAGAAGCAAGGTCTCCGGACTGTGGCAGCGGACGACATGCGCTTCTACGAGACTCCCGACGGGAAGTGGATAGACGGTCCTTTCAATACTCCGAGCACCGACTTGATTCCTGGCAGTGCGGAATGGGAAGCAAAATATCCGGCTGACGGCGAGCCGATGACCGAAGACGAAATGCGCCAATCCCTGCTTGAGACAGGCATGGACGATGCCGAGATCGTCGAGCGCACCTCATACATCACCCAGAGGCCCAGCAGTTCTATGGGCCGGACCGAAGCGGGAAAGAAGGGTACGCTGACCGTAGCCGACGTCCAGGCCGAGGTAGACAAGATCGCGAAGGCCAAGTTCCCCCACACCATGGTGGAGGTCGTGCCGACCTGGATCGACCTGCCGGCAGAGATCTCCATGGGCATTCAGCGCGCCATGGACACCAGCCAGGTCGAGGCGCTCTACGACCCCCAGACCAAGAAGATGTACATCCTGGCCGACCGCATGCTCAGGCGTGAGGACGTAGCCCTGGCCGTCCTGGACGGGGCCATGCACGAGAACCTGCATCGCGGTGTGGATGCGTGGCGCCGTGACATCGCCAACTCCATGGGTGGCAGCTTCAAGCTGGCCAACGAGCGCATCGACGGCATCCTGAACAAGGCCTACGAAGCCAACCGAGACGACGTGCGCGAACTGGCGAATGGCGACTACAGGGGGATGTTCGACCTGGAGACGCGCCACGGGCGTGCCCGGGCGACCGAGGAGTGGTTCGCCCGCCAAGCCAACCAGAAGGGCAGCTGGTATGACCGCTTCGTGGCCGCCGTGCGCGACTTCCTGCGCAAGGTCATGGAGAAGTTCGGCCACACCTTGAAGTGGACGGACGCCGAGACCAGGGCCTTCATCAATCGTGCACACCGCATGAGCAAGCGTTTCGAGAGGGCAGACCGCAGGGTCAACGAGGCCCTGAACCGCGAGCACCGCGAAACGCTTCGCGAGCGTGTCCAGCGCACGCGTCCGGACATGGCCGGAAACCTGGGCCAGGTGCAGTTCTCCATCTTCAAGAACCCACTGAAGGGCATGACCGAGGGTGAACGCACCTTCGCCCTGCAGGTGCACGAGCTCTACGACCGGGCCATGCTCGACGTGAACGTCAACCTCAAGAATCTCCAGAAGAAGGTCCAGGACCTGGCCGGCGTCTCGCACGACTCCGTCAAGGCCCGGCGCCTGGACATGGCCATGCTGATCTACCGCGACCTGAAGAACAGCGACGCCGCGCACGTCAAAAATCCAATGCCCGCAGCTGACCGCATCCGCGACTTCAAGGCCTGGGCTGCCACCGAACTGCGCAAGCGGAGCGGTGACCGCAAGTTGCGCCTGCAGGAGTTCCTGCGCGACCTGGAGCAGGCCCAGAACCTGACCCCGGCCCAGCGCGACTTCGTCGACAAGGACATGGAAGCGGCCTTCCGCATCACGACCCTGGAGTTCCAGCGCCTGGGCAAGCTCAAGGGCCAGCCGATCAAGGACTATGTGTTCCGCAAGCTCACGCCGCCCGACGACCGCCCCGTGGAATCGTCCGGGGCCCCGAGCGCGTCCGGCAGCCCGGTGCGGTCCTTCTCCTCCGGCCTGATGCGGCGCAAGTATCCCACGCTGCTCGACGCGATGCAGGACGGCTACGAACTCGCTCCAGAGGTCCGCGGCATCACGAACTCCTGGAAAGAGATCACGACCGACGCGGTCAAGATTGCATCGACCACACGCTTCCTCGAGGACGGCATGGCCGTGGGCGTGCTCTCGACGAAGAACCCCGGCGACTGGCTTCCGCTGCGCTCCCCCGCCCTGAAGGTGTGGAGACCGACGGCGTCGGTGAAGACGGTCATCCGTGACAATCCTGGCCTGAACGACACCCTGGCGGCCAAGAACGACGTCATCGGGAACTACTCCCGGCGCCTGTTCGTCACGCAGCCCGAGGTCACCTGGGCGGTCTTCGCCGGCCAGGGCAAGCGCGCCGCGGCCGTATTCGACAACGAAGCCGACGCCAGGCTCTACGCTGACCAGCTGACTGACGCGCGCGTCGAGTACCGCGAGAACCTGAACGTGTTCGAAAAGGTGCCCTTCTACGCCCCTCCGGCCATCGCGAACGCCATCAACCTGATGACCGCCTCGCAGGCCGGGAAGTTCTTCAGCAAGCCCCTGGGCAAGAGCCTGACGTACCTGAACGGCACGCTCAAGCCATGGATGCTCCTGGGCGACTTCTTCCATCACCAGAGCCTGATGCGCTCCTGGACCTTCGGCGGCCCCCACGACATCCTGGGGTCCCTGGTCTACGGATCGGCCGTGCTGGACGCCAAGGGGCGCCCGACAGCCGTCGCTGAGAAGGCTGCGGCCAAGCGGATCGTGGGCATGCTGCGCGGCGTCAAGAACTCCGTGTCCTGGCGCAAGGCCATCCTGAGCGGCCTGGAGCTCATCGAGGAACGCAACCCCGTCATCCAGAAGCTCGTGGGCAAGGGCATGACCTTCCCGACCATGGCCGACATGACCGGGCACAACATGACCAAGGCCATGGGCATCTTCGAGACGCTTATCCGCGCCATGGGTTCCCAGAAGGCCGCGGACGCCGTAGCCGTGGGGAAGATCCTGCGCTCCCGTTCGGAGCACTTCCTCTTTGCCACCATCGACGCTGGCTTCAAGGCCCAGTGGGGCTACACCTACTTCATGCACCAGTTGCGGCACGAGATCGCCCGCGGCAGGACCCCTGACGTCGACAAGATCGCCGAGATCGTGGCGGACGCCGCAAATACCGCGTTCGGCGGCCAGCACCTGGGCCGTGCCGGGCGCGACCCGGACCTGACGAAGTTCCTGCACCTCATCATGCTCGCGCCTGACTGGGCCATCACCCAGCTGAAGCCTGCGTTCGCGGCCATCCCGGGCATGGACAAGGTCATCGCCAAGGTCTTGGGCGAGATGCCTCCGCCCCCCGGCCGGGATTCGTTCTACCGCGTGTTCCTGGCGAAGCAACTGCTCGCGGCGGCCGCGGCCACGCTTCTGGCGCAGGTGCTCATCAACGGAGACTCCGAGGAGGGTCCGTTCCAGATGTACCGCGAGCAGATGAGCGACCTGCCCACAGCTGCCAGGCTGCGCTGGGCCATGGTCGACGTGACGCGTCTGTACCGCAAGGTCAACCAGATGCGCGAGAGCATGGGCCTGGAGCCGATCGACATCGACCCTGGTACGCGCTACATGTTCAACCTCCCGGGCTTCATGATCGCCCCCCTGCGCCTGTTCGAACTCGGCCGGTTCCTGTCGGCCAAGGGCAGCCCGCTGGTGCGCGTCATCACCCCGTACATCAGCGGCCAGGACTGGCGCGACCGTCCGTACAAGAGCGTGAGCGACCTGAAGAAGAGCGTCCAGCATCCTGACCGCAAGAGCTCGCTCTCGCTGGTCAAGGGCACGCGCGACGAGAACCCCAGGGACATCTCTCAGTTCCCGGCCATCTTCATGGCGAACATTCGCGACGCCCAGCCCCTGCAGGTCGGCCAGATGCTGCGCTGGCTGCAGGGCGAGGAGGATGGCCTGACGGCGACCATCAAGAGCCTGGGCGTGGACTTCACCGTGGCGCGCGACCCGCGCACGAACTACAAGCAGTTCATGGAGATCTCGAAGCTGTCGGGCGAGGAGTTCAAGGAGATCAAGCGGTCGATCTACCGCAAGGACTATGACCCGAACAAGCTGCCCGAGAACGATGTGGAGGCTTACGCTGCGGTATCCCTGAAGGCCGCGATCCACAAGACGAGGGTGACGACGGCCAAGATCCGCGAGGCGATCGAGGAGACGAAGGCCAACCCGGACTACACGAACGAAGCGCGCCGGCGCCGTGTGGAGATGCTGAAGAAGACCGAGGACCAGATGTACCGGAATGTGGTGCTGTACCACAAGGCCTACACCGAAGGTATGAAGCGCCACACCATCACTGTGACCCCGCAGCAGGTGGAGCAGTTGAAGAAGGACTTAGAAGCTGAATAGGGTGTCAGAAATGGCGAAGGCCCCGGGTCGATCCGCTGATGAGGCGGAGACTCGGGGCCTTCTTTGAGCGGGGCAACGCTCAACGCGAGAAATCCATACTCTCAAAAAATGGTCTTGCCTGTCAACAGGAATGATGCTTGCGAGGTCACTTCGACGGCTTGTGTTTGAACACAAGGCAGCGCATGTCCTCCAGGTGCCGTCCCTGCGCATCGAATGCACCCTGGCTCTGCTTGCTTCCTGCGGGACGAATGCCGGCGTTCCAAAGCTGATCGGCAATGTACTGCGCCTCCTCCGGAGACAGCACCATTGTCGGGTCAGCCCAGCCAGCTGTGTCGAGTTTCGCCAGGGAAAGCGGGGATGCGATATACCCACCGTCCTTGAGCACATAGCACTGGAACTTTGACATCAGCGGATTCCATTGGACGTTAATTTCAAGCATGCTGTTTCTCCTTTATTTGCTCCCCCTCGAAGGATCCGGCCCTGCGTAGTGACGGGCCACGCAGTTCGGTCGTCATCCGGCCGGAACCCGCGGGGGAGAACAAATGCTTAGGTGTCATTGGGTCAGGCCGGGCAGGGTGCAGACCTCAAAGCACACGGTCCACTCCCACCCACCGCAGCCATCCCCGTACATTGCTGTGCCGCAGTCGTACCAGATGGCGAACGACCAAAACCCAATGTCGTACAAGTCCACGTCGCCCTCCTTATGATCAGATGTAGTTAGCTCTAAAGTCGCACAGACTTGAAACTCTTGATTATCCTGATACAGACGGGGCAGGTGATCCCGCCGCGCTGCACGAGCTTAACCTCTCCGCGCCCCGCGCCCTCTCCAACGCCGAACACTTCCCCGCCGCAGAGTGTGCGGTCTGCATCCCCGCATCCTGGGTCCACAAGGCACCAGACGGGGGTTTTCAATATTCTCCCCGTCGTCGTTGATGGTGAGCCGTACAAGGTAGTTCCCCACGCCGCCCTCCTTATGATCCTGAATCATTCGGGTTCGCGGATGTTCGTGGCGCACACCGGGCAAGGCACAACGGAAACGAAGCGTTCCCCGTCCCACTCCCCGGCGTCGCCAATCTCGTCCATCTTCCACAGTTCCGGGAACTTCAGCTTGTCAGCATCGAGAACCACGCCGCAGTTGTCGCAGCTTATGAGCTTCATCTCGCACCTCCGTGCGTATTACTTTCAATCATTGGGCCGGTCTGTAGTCCCGGCCCCTTGATCTACTCCACGATGTCGGTCGCTTCGCTGGCCCTGAAGGACAGCTTGCGCTTGGCCCTGCACTGCGTCATGACGCCGTTGATGCGGCTCTTGCGCGCCTTGAACGAGGACCTCCGGAAGCATCCGAAGCCCCTGATGTTCACCTCGGAACCACGGTCCAGGAGCGTCTCGATGATCCCGACGGTTCTCTCTCCGCCGGCAGGGCCAGACCCGCCAGCACCGAAGAGGGCGCGCAGGATGTTCTTGGAGGTCTCAAGCTGACATCCAACCTCGCTCGACAGCATGACCGCTACGTCGTCGCGGCCTACCTGCCTCGGACCTCTGCTCTCTTTCATCGTGGACTCCTACTCGTCGGCTGCAGGGGATACGGGGATGTCGTCCTCGAAAGAGGGCGGCGGGGCATCGTCGGCATCTCCGGCACTGCCCTCGTACTCCGGCTTCGTGGCGCGCTTGAAGCTCTCGGCGAACGCCGCAGCGTAGGACTCGACGCGGGCGACGGCATCGGGGGGGAGCACGGACACGGAGTTGAACACGATCTCCATGTAGTTGGTGCCGCCCTTGTTCTTCTTCGGGGCCAGGGTCATCTTGACCACCACGGCGCTGTAGGCCTTGCCGAAGCTGGACAGGCGCGCGATGAACTTGCGCCAGCCACCCAGGCTCGTTGCCGGAACCTGCACAACCTGGGGCAGATAACCCATGCCGGTGAGCAGGAACAGGTGCGCGCGTTCGTTGCAGGCCTTGCCGGCGCCGGCAACGCCGTTCTTGGTCGCGGTGCCGAACTGGTTCATGATGCAGGTGGCGCAGTCGTGCGGACCATCCGTGGTGTCCATGGCGCCGCGGCGGCCGTAGCCGGTGATGGTGTCTTCGCTGGAGCAGTCGGGGGGCGTATTGCCCACCTCGTCGCTCTGCCAGTAGCCGCGGCCCATGCTCACCATGGCGATGACGCCCTCCAGGGCCTCCATGCCCTTGGGGCCTTCGAGGGTCTGCACCATCCACAGCGGGATTTCGCCGGACGGGACCTTGATCTTGTCCAGGTCAGCTGCGGTCAGGTTGGCCGCGCCCATGTTCTTGGCCAGCATGGCTTTGATCTGGCCCAGGTCCTGGTTGAGGACAGGCAGGTGCTGTACGGATTCCGGCAGGGCCGGCAGATTCTCGGACATGATGCTACTCCTTGCTGTTGTCGGTTGGTTGTTTCTTGACTCTGACCCACACCCACGCTTCGACCTTGTGCTTCTCCTTGTAGACAAGTCCCTTGTCGGCAAGTTCCTTGATGATCAGGCCCACCCGGCGTACCACGATCTGATACGCCAACTCCTTGGGCAGACGGAGCGCCTCGCTGCCGATGCTGCTGTACCGGCACATGTGCGGCTCATCCTGGTGCTTCTGGAGGTACTCCAGGACGATCTCCGCATCGTCGCGGACTTTGCGGACGGTCTTCCAGTACGCACGGCCCTTCTTCGACGGCCAGTAGAGCAGCTTCTTGCCGACCTGGTTGTTGCTAAGAGCATACCCGGCCCTGACCAGGCCATCCATCGTCTCCTGGACGTGATACGGAGGGTTGCCGCCTACCGACCGGGAGAGGAAGGCCACATCCAGCGGCTCGGGGTGCTTTGCGTTCAGGACCTGGAACAGGGTGCACACCGTCTCGCTTCTGAAGATGGCCGTGTCGTCACCCTTTGCGTCGACCCACTCGCCCTTCTCGACCTTCACCTCCTCGTCGAAGCGGATCCTACGCCAGTACACCACGCCGAACCTGCGCACCCTCTCGACCAGACCCATGACGTTCAAGGTGCGCAGCGCGCGCGACGCCGACGCGTGCCCGTGCAGAGGCCTTGTGGAGAAGCAGACGAATGTGACTGCCTGGTTCGTGCGCTCGATCCCGCACGCTCCATCCTTGCTCTCCAGGTACTCCAGAACGACGCGCTCGTCGTACTGGAGCGGAGTGCTGGGGAGCTTCCACTTGATCTCTGTCTTCTTGGCCATGGCTCAGGCACTCCTCATGCCGATCTTGAACAGTTCGCTCAGTTTCATGACCCCGCGCATCTCGTCGGGCACGGCCTCGAGGATCTGCTCGACGCTGTAGGAGCCAAGCTCCTTGACCCCGTAGTAGTCGGCGGCCATCTCCTTGACCAGGGAGGAGACGCTCTGCACGTTGAACGTCTCCTTCACGTAGGACTCGTAGCCGCTGCTCTTCAGAGCCTCGCACAGGGCCTGGGCGTCGCCGGCATGCCCGGCCCAGAGCTCGCGCCGGAGGTGGATGGTCTTCTTGCTCCCGTCGGGCATGACGACCCGCTGGGACTGGGTGCCCTCCTCGGAGAACATGGTGACGATGATGGTCTGGAGCCGTTCCTTCTCGGCGTTGGCAGCCTCGAGTTCGGCTTTGAGCATGGCCCGGGCCTGCTCGTTCTCGGCAAACTGCCGCAAGATGTCAGTGTCCATCAACGACCTCCTTGATGCACTGGTTGGCGCGGTTGATTCCTGACCTGTACCCGGCGCGATAGCAGCCATGGCAAAGCGTGCCGACCGCAAGCGCGAGATACAAGAGTTTCCCGTACTCGGCAAAGAGTTCAGCCAGCATGGATGATCTCCTTTGGTGGTGCCAGGATGATCCTGGAGTTGTTGCGGTTCACGTAATTCTCCATCCAGGTGATGTTCTCCTGGGCGAAGTTCTTGTCCACGCGCAGTCGTGTGGCGATGGACATGACCAGCATGGAGTTCAGGTACATCTTGTCTTCCTTGCCCTGCTTGGGGATGTTCCCCTCAAAGCTGAGGTCCTGGCGCACGATGAGCGCGGCGTCGCCGGCCTTGAGCTTCAGGTTGCGCGATGGCATGTGTAAGACCCCTTCGGATTCCCGTTGCGCAGGAACTCGATCTCGTGCTGCATCAGCAGCCCAGACCCGCGCCTGGCGAGATACGACTTCGCGACGCCAGGTCCATTGTTGTTGGTGCAGTATCTGTTTCCGCGCATGGTGGCGCCGCGGTTGCCGACGGGTCCGCAGTGGTGCGGGTGCATGTCCCTGACCCTGGTCAGGTCAGGAGTCAGCCCAGCCTTAGCCAGGCCCATGAACGCCAGCAGCTGGACCATTCTCTGGCGTGCGCGGTCGAACATGCTCTCGGGCTTGACGACGGCATCGGGAATGATTCTCAGTCCTCCGGACATGCTACACCTCCTTGATGGCCGCGAGGAGCGCCTTGGCGTCCTGGAAGGCCTTGCTGTTCTTCACGGCGATCAGGTGCGGGGCGGTCTTGATCTCCTGCACCAGGGCCTTGAGGACCTCAGCCGCCGTCACTGTTGTGATGTCGTCCACGACCTGGGGCTGTTCTGGGTCGTTGAACTGCGGCCCGCCAGACCACTGCGGAACGTCCTTGCGCGGGGCCAGGGCCTCGCGTTGCGCGTCAGCAAGCTGCCCCGAAGTCGTCACCGTCTCGGCCAGCCTAGCTGCCATCTCAGCGTTGCTCGGGGTGTCCACACGGTTGCGCGCTGCCTCGGCGTCCTTGCGGGCGCGTTCTTCAGCTTCGGCAGCACGACGGGCCTCTTCCTGCCGACCACGCTCCAGGGCCTCCTCAGCCTTTTCGGCTGCCAAGCGTGCACGCTCGGCGTCCTTGCGGGCCTGCTCCTCGGCGGCCACGCGCTTGCGCTCCGCCTCGATCGCATCCAGCCGTTCACGCTCGATGCGCGCGGCCTCGGCCTTCTCAGCTGCGATCCGGGCCGCCTCAGCACGCCTGTCGGCCTCCTTCTGGTACACGCCCTCCATATAAGCGTAGGCATCGCTCAGGGAGAAGTCCATGCTCAGGTAGCTCGCGAACTGCATCCTGGGCAGCGCGAAGCCGTACTGGGCCTCCAGGCCCGCGGCCTTCGCCTCGATGGCCTGGGAGCGCTCCTGCTTCGCGATCAGCAGGGCGGCCTGAGCCTCCATGGCCTTCGTGTGCTCAGAGAAGATGTCGTTGATGTCGGACTTCACCGAGATCATCGACGTCGACTTGGCCAGCCACGTCTCGCGCAACTGGACCTGCAGGCCCGAACAGAACGCCATGTACTTGGTCCGCACGTCCTCGATCGCCTGCAGCACAGCCTGCCGGCGGAGTTCCTTCTGCTGCTCGACGAACACCTGGACCTTGCCGCCCAGGACAGATCTGGTGTTGAGCAGGATCGCGCTGACGTCCTTGATCTGGGCCTCGAACTCCTTGATCGGGGCCATCATCTGCTTGGCCGTGTCGATGCGCGCGCGCTCCAGCTTCTCGGCCAGAGAGTTCAGCATCGCCATGTCGCGGCGGACTGCCGGGATCTCCTCTTCGGTGAACACCAGCCCGTCGTACTTCTCGACCAGGGCCAGCGCCTGCGACTTGAGTTCCTCGACGTTGAACACGACCACGGGCAGGTCGACTATGACCTGAAAGTCCATCTCTTTCGTTTCTTCCATGCTGTCCTTTCCTTTGGACTGAGCCGGGAGATTTCTCCCGGCCCTAGTCCTTTGTCTGCTAGATGACCTTGAGGGACATGCCCTCGACGCTGCGCAGGTGCTTCTTGATGTCGTTCACGCAGGTCGAGATCCACGTGGCGTCCTCGACGGGGTGCAGGCAGACGCCGATGCCCGAGCCGATCTTCTTGAGGCGAAGGAGGAACTTGCGCTCGGGCTGCGCGATCTCAGGGAACGTGGAGTAGGGTGCCAGCACAACCGGATTCGGGATCTCCTCGCGGCCCACGCGCTTGATGCCGGACTTGACCGTGGCGTTCTGGCTGAAGCCGTCGTCGGTCAGGGTCAACTCGGAGTCGGACGCCAGCGCGCACACGACCTCACGCACGTCCTGGTGGTTGCCGACGTCCTTGACGAACATGGTGTTCAGCATGACCAGGAAGTCCTCGACGTTGCTGTACTGCTCGGTAATCTCGTCCAGATTGGCGACCTGGGCCATGGACTCGACGAAGACCTGGTTGACGCCGAAGACGCCCTGGTGGGAGCGCAGCAGGCGCACGGTGCGGTTGTTGACCACGTGGATGATGAGTTTGCTCTGCTCGGTCAGGCCGGTGCCGAAGATGAAGTCGGTCAGGGCGTCCAGGGTGTTCACGTTCAGCGTTCCGACCGGAGGCTCCACGACGGGCTTCAGGTTGCGTTCGCAGAACGGGCGCCCGTCGACCTCGATGATCTCGGGCTTGCTCAGGCCGACGACGTACTGCAGGGCTTCTTTCTCGCTGGTGGTGGACATGGACTTACTCCTCGGTGCCGCCGGCGGCGGCGATCTTGTGCACGTTCTCGGGCAGCTTGGCCTGCTTCTGGGGTTCGGGCTTCACATACTCGGACGCGACCGCCACACCCTTCTGGTCGTGGATGAACAGACGCGTCTCGACGGCCGCGGCCGGCTGCAGAACCGACTTGGCCGTGAAGGTGACCTTCGCCTCGTCGCGGTTGGCTTCGGGCATGATCTTGACCGTCAGGGTGACGGTCCGGGCGCCCTTGGCGGGGGTGTTCGGGTCGACGATGTTGTCCAGCGCGCGCTGGAGTTCGTAATCCAGGGCCTCCACCGCGGCTCCGTCGGCGATGCCGGCGATGCTCAACTTGTCCAAATGAGCCATGTGATCCTCCTTATGGTTTCCCGTGATTGGGATGAGACTCTTGGTCGGTGCGGAGGGATTCGAACCCCCGACATCCTGCTCCCAAAGCAGGCGCCCTACCTGGCTGGGCTACGCACCGTCACATTCCCAGGCGTGTTCTGACACCAGTAAACCGCAAAACCCTTTCCATCCCCAGCGTATCCATCACGTACTTGTGAAGCTGCGGATGTGTCCGCTCTAAAAGCTGGAACCTGTTCATGCCTCGATCAAGGTGAGCTCCGAACCCGCAGAACGTGCACCCTGTGCGCTGATAGCCCATGTCGTACACACTGCAGTAGGAGATCTGGTTAGCACGCACGAAGGCCCAGATGTCGTCCTTGCCCCAGAAACTCATGGGCCTGGACACTGGATCGTCTTCGTTCATAATACTGCAGCCGTAGGTCATGTACGAAGTGCGCCGAAACGCTGAGTCCTCGACCATAGTCCCGGTGATAGGAGCCGCGTTGAACTCGCGCTTGATGCGGCCCATGGGTTCCTTTTTCAGGCAGTCGCAGCACTTGTCGCTTACCTTGAACTCGGAGTTCACGAACTTCAGCCATTTCGCCGGCAACTTCCACGACGGGATGAACTTCCCCTCCTGGTTCACTCCGGTCAGGTACAGGTTTCTGGTGGCGGCATTCTTCTCCGTGGGATTCTGCAGCATGCGGATCATGCGCGCGACCTTCTTCGTGGTCACCGGCCAGCCGAATTTCTTCACGACCTGGTGGAACGGAACCTTCGGGCGAACCATGTCCACACCCTCGAATGTGTGGACGAAGCTGACTATTTCCGGAAACTCCAGTCCTGTATTGGAGAATACTGCCCGCATCGAAGGGAAGTCGTGCCGCGCGATGTGGAGCAGAACCGTGGAGTCAATGCCGCCGGAGAAAGCGACCATGGGCGTCTTGCCGACACTCTCGGCCCACTCGACGTAGTCCCTGATGCGCTGGCGCGTCATGAGGACCTTCTCGTCCAGGGACAGGCCTTGGCGGTATGTGAGTTCAGCTTGATCCATCATGTGCTTGCCCCTACGCCATGAAAATCTTTAGAGCGTCGTTGATCGCCATGCTCTGCAGGGCCGCGTTGTCGTTGCCGCGCTGGATGGTCTGAACCTTCTTGATGCCCTCCAGGATAAACTCCACGACGTCGCGCTTCTGCTGCAGGGCCGCGTAGATCTGCTCGTCGATGGTTCCCTTGCTCACCAGATGGTAGTACGTCACCGGCCGCGTCTGGCCCGGGCGGTCCAGGCGCGCGAGGCTCTGGTCGTAGTCTCCCAGGCTGTGGGTCTGGGTATAGTAGGCTCCGTAGCACGACCTCGTCAGGTCCACGCCCGCGCCGCCTGCCCTGATCTGCACGGCGATGTCGTTGAACTCTCCTGCCTGCCACTCGCGCAGCTGGTTCATGCGGCCGTCAAGCACGGCGCACGTGCGGCCCTGCTCGGCCAGGGCCACGCGGATCATGTCGATGTCGCGCGTGAACCTGCTGAACACGACCAGCGGCTCCGCCGGCGGAAGGTCCAGCACCAGGTCGCTGAAGCCCTTGATCTTGCTGTCGTCGATGACTTCCTTGGTCCCGTCGTCCAACTCCACCACGCCGGAGGTGATCTGCAGCAGCCTGAGCACCTTCACCAGGGCGTTCGCGGCCGTGACCTCGCCGTCTCCGACCATGGCGTAGAGGTCGCGTTTCATGGTCTTGTAGATGGCCTTCGCGCTCGCGCAGAGTTCCACATGCCTGATCTCGTGCATCACCGGCGGAAGCGTCAGCACGTCTCCCTTCTTCACCCGGTAACTGATGGACTCCACGCGCTGGTTCATGTCGCGCTCGTTCTTGAACCCGATGACCTGCTTCATCTCGAAGCCGCCCATCACGGCGTAGCGCACCTTGAAGTCCCCGTAGATCGTTCCGAACACGTCCTGGCTGAACGCCCGGTACTGCGCAAAAATGTCCAGCGGACTGTGCGGCATGGGCGTGCCCGTCAGCCCGAGGCGGCGGCTGGTCCTGCCCAGCATGTCACCCATGAAGCGCGCGGCCCGGCCGTTGTGGCTCTTGATGCGGTGACTCTCGTCCATGACAGAGACCAGGACCTCTTTGGACTTGAGCCACTGGGCCATCTCCGGGCGCCATATCGCATCATAGTTGATGACGTGCACCGCGAGCATGCCCTTCTGAAAGGCGAGTTCTTCGGCCCGGTCAGCTGCGACCACCTTGGCCGCCACGGTGCGCTGGTTGAGCGGGGTGACGAGGTAGCGCGAACGCTCCGCCGTGGTCATGTGCTTGTCGAACTCCGCCGGCCAGACATCCACGACGGACTTGGGGCAGACGATCATGATTCTCTTGGCGGTGCAGCCGGCGGACCAGTGCGCGAGGAGCGCCAGGGCGACGAGGGTCTTGCCCGTGCCCATGTCCATCTGCAGCTGGAACCCGTCAAGCCCCTTCGCCATCTGGACGGCTCGGTACTGGTGCGCCCAGGGCTTGGTCTTGATGCCAGGCAGCATGACGTCATCCGCGACGACCATGTCGCGCGCGGAGAGCGTGCCCTTGAAGGCCCGCAGCATGGCCTTGCACTCCTCGCTGAAGGCGAAGCTGATCTCCGGATTTTCCAGGAGCTCGTCGTAGAGATTCTGCATCCCGACCGGACCCCAGCCCATGACATAGCAGTTCCACTTCTTGCTGAAACGCATCGGCCAGACGCCCCGGACAAGATCAGTCTCCGCCGGACGCTCGCACTGCACACACAAGTAGCCGTTATGTTTAGTTGCTCGTACTGTCATGGGTGCTACTATGCCAGCGACCGGATAAAATGTCAATGCCCTGCAAATATCTTTATTGAGGGTGTTGACATTTTTTTTGTGCTGTGCCATTCTGCGGCCATCCTACAAACGCATGGGGGCAACCATGGCATTTTCAGCTGACGACTGGGCAGACTGCCCGAAGCGCAAACACAATCCCGCTCAGAAAACCTACGGTGCGAACATCCCTGGCTATGCCCAGGGCGCGGTGTTCCCTGGTGACGAGGAGTGCTACACGTGCTCCATCACCGGGGAGTTGTGCGAAGAACGGCCGGACGCGGATGAGTGTCCGCTGCTGGCAAAGGAGTAGACCCATGACCGAACAAGAAGCCAACAGAAAGGGCTGCCCGATTCTGCAGTTGGGGGCGTGGTTTCTCGTAGCTTCTGTCGGGCTTCAGGTGGATCCTGGGCAGACCCCTCCAGGAAACTGCAAGGCTTCCCTCTGCGCTCTGTGGGCATGGGATGTCGGACCAGACGAAACCGGGTCAGTGCACGGGAAAGTGCTCCACACTGGAAGCTGCGGGCTGATCCATGTACGTCACCTGTGAGCACGCGCGCACCATGCTCTGCGGCCAGAGCGGACCCAAGCGCCTGAAGTGCGTGGCCGACGGCTGCATGGGCTGGCGCCCCACGACGCTCTACGCCAGCTTCGTGCGCAGCGTCGATGAAAAGAGGGGCACCACAAGGACAAACTACCAGTGGACGCTCATCCAGACAGATGGTGCCCACGCCGTCGATTGCGGATTCTGCGGATACGCCGGCACGCCCATGATGACCATGGAGATCGTGGCCCCGCTAGGCTACGACCAGACCAGCCTGGTCGGTCTGACGAACACCGGACACAAAAAGACGCCGGCCAGGTCGGTCAACAGGTTCGAGAGGGATCTCCTGAAGAAAAGGAACCTGCTGCCCGAGAAGGACGACGGACACCGGAGTCCGACCGGGAAATACTACCGCATGAAGAAGAGGGAAAAGAAATGAGCAAGAAAACCCTGACCACCGAAGAGTTGGCAGAGCTGCGCAATGAAGCCGCGAAGGTCTTTCCGAAAGACGGACCGGAACCCACGGTAATATTGCGGCATGAAATGTTCCAGCGCATGGTCTCCATGCTCACCCCCGCCCCCCTCGCGCCGGAGCTGGCAGAGGCGGAAAACGGTTGCCCGTTCTGCGGGTCACACAGGGCGCGCTTGGTTGGTGTTGAGATCAAATATGAGAGGGACCGCTATTATCGCGTTAAGTGTGATGAATGTGGGGCTTATGGGCCTGCCGTGTCCGCCTACCAGTCCAACTATTCCCTAAATGGGGTTGAGGCGCTAAAGGCCAAAGCGCAAAACCTCTGGAAGAACCGCACCCTCCTGCGCCACGCCCGCGCACAGCAGCCGAATACAGACACGCATTCGGCTGACGATGTGAAGAAAGCAAAGGCGCTCCTGACAGACTTCGGGTGGTCGTGCGGCCAGGGTGACTCCGACCTATGGACCTCCGCAGAGTATGCTTCGTGGATGAGAAAGCTCGTGGGGGCGATGTCAGAGCGCATTGAGGCAATGTCCCGCGCACAGCAGCCGGGGCTGGAGAAGTAAATGGACTACACACTTACCCACAACGACCTGGTGTCCATACTGGACTATTGTCCAGACACCGGGGTGTTCACCTGGAAGCGCAACTACGGGGCAATCAGTATGGCCGGAAAGGTCGCGGGGTGTCCTAACGACGAAGGATACACAATCATCACCATAAAGAAAAAGAGCTACAAGGCTCACAGGCTGGCGTGGATGTATGTGCATGGAAGCTTCCCTGCGCAGTTTGTTGACCATGTGAACGGTGTCCGCGATGATAACCGGATATCTAACTTGCGCGATATGTCCAACAGGGGGAACCAAAGGAATGTGGTTGCCCCAAACGTGAACAGCAAAAGCGGCCTTCGCGGCGCATCGTGGAGCAAAACCGACAGGAAGTGGAGAGCGCAAATCAAGATCGGGGGCAGAGAACTCACTCTTGGCTCTTTTGACACAAAAGAAGAAGCCCACAGCGCGTACATGGAGGCCAAGCGTATGTACCATCCAGAATGTGCCCGCGCCGCGTTCTCGTCGGCGTTTGAGTAGGAGGTGAACCGTGGATGATGGAACTGTTGTCGTGTGTTCGTTCCCACCCGTGAACTTTCCAGAGATAGCGCAAAACACAGACCAGCCGTGGATTACCCCGCTCAGGTACGAGCCAGGAAAAGAGTACAAAATGCGGAACGGCACACGGAGATACATCGCAGACAACAATGGCGCGTTACGCCGAGTGAAGGAGCAAACCCATGACTGATCCCAACACCCCGCCCCGGAACAAGCCGGACTGCGACTTCGATACCTTTGACCGCTATGGTGGCCGCCCCTGCACCTGCGGTGCCGACAAGCCCACCCCGCCAGCGCCCACGGACTCATTGCCCATACCGAATCTGTATGAGGCTGCGCGAGTGCTGGAACACATCATACTCACTTCACACGACGTCATGGAGCTTCACAGGCGAAGCAGCGAAGAGTGGCCCGCCTGCTGTAGCATCACGTTGGGCACCCTTATCCCTGAGTGGTTGCTCAAGAAGGCCAGAGCCATAATCAAGGCTGGCTACTCTGAAACGCCAGCGCCCACGGACGAGGTGCGGGAGGCATTTGCAGACTTTGACGTACAGATGCGCCGCGATTCACGCGAGAAAATGGTTCACCTCCGCAAGTCAGATATCCGCAAGGTCATGCGCTCCTACCGCGCCATCCTCGCCGCGCTAACCCAGGCGCAGGGGGATGTGGAGAGGCAGAAACGCGAATTGGCTTCTGCCGTAGAGTGGGCCAAGGAGCGTTGTTCTTGCTGGCACAACAAAAGTACCAGTGAAGGGACATGCGCTTGTTGCGTAGACAAGGGCAACTTTGAGCCGCCATGGCCGAAAGACTCTGGGGCATTCGACGCCCTCCTCGCCGCGCTCACCCAGGCGCAGGAGCGCGAGTGCCGCCAGGACCTGTGCGAGCACATCAAAAACGGTGCCGACTCCATCACACAGTGCCTTGACTACCAAGCGCAGATTGCCGAGCTTCGCTCCGAACTCACCCAGGCGCAGGGGGAGGTGGAGAGGCTGATTAAAGCGCACAAGGAATACGTCCATGCGATTGGGCCAGTGCTTGAACGCGTATGGCAGGAACTACGCGCCGAACTCGCCGCCAAGGACGCACGCATCAAGGAACTGCAATTTGACCTGGAATGTGCCAAGGACTTCTGCGACTCTCCCTGCGGCCACTCCAGCATGTGGGCCTACACCGAGGACGGCGGCAAGCACATCGTCTGCCTTCTGTGCATCAAGGCCGAACGAGACGCCGCGCTCAAGGCCACGGGGGAGTGAGGGATCATGAAACACGAAGACAAAGTCAACGCGCTCTGGGAATCCACTCGTGGGGAGCCGCACTCGCGGTGCGTCACCGAGGAAGAGCACCTGAAACTCCACCGCCAGTGGGTCGGTATGTGCTGGCTGTGCGTCGCGCTCCTGGCCGCCACGGCAACCTTCGGGGTCTTCATGCTCGACTTCCGCTCCCAGCTGCACGATCAGCGCGTCCAGCTTGACCAGACGACAGACAAGACCCTGGAACTCTGGCGCCGAAACGAGCGCATGCGCACCTGGCTCATGAAGCACGCCCCGAACAAGAACTGGCCGGGCAAGGAAGACTAGCCGTGGCCTGCAACAACAAAAAAGACCTGACGAACCTCATCTCCAAGATGCGGATCACGCCCTACGGCGGGCGCCACTTCTTCGACTGCTACCTGTGGGAGACCAGGGAAGACCTCCAGGCCAATGCCTACGTGGAAGATGATCCGTGCAAGGATAGTCCGTCCAACGGCTGCTGCATCCGCATGCCATATATCCTGCGGTTCAAGCGTCCGGCGTGGATGCCCGCGTGGGCTTGGTTAAAGAGAGTGTTGCCAGAGTGGGTGCTGAACCTGTTCATCAAGCCAACCGTATTCAACTATCCCCGCCTGGGTGAACTCCACTTCGCTTCCGGCGGAGTCTGGGATATGGAGATCGTCTCCCACGAGTGCGCGCACGCCGCCCTGAGCCTCACCAGAGCCTACGGCGCACTCCCCCAAAACGTGTTCGCCTTCGATGGCTCGATCGCGCATTCCCTGGAGAGGTTCGAGGGCTACAGCGACGAAGAACTGCACTGCTACTTCAGCGGAGAACTCATGGCCCAGGTCTACCGCTGGCTGTGGACCGTCGACCCTGATGACAAGTGGAGGAAGGTCGAGTGACGGCCTTCTACAACGAACACGATCCACAGGCGGCCGCGTGGATCCGGAACCTCATCGCCGCCGGGCTGATCGCTCCAGGAGTCGTGGATGAAAGAAGCATCGAAGACCTTGTCCCTTCTGAACTTTCTGGATTCACCCAGGTGCACCTCTTCGCCGGGATCGGAATCTGGTCCTACGCCCTGCGCCAGGCCGGCTGGCCTGACGACAGACCCGTCTGGAGCATCTCCTGCCCTTGCCAGCCTTTCTCACAGGCAGGCAAAGGAAATGGGTTTGACGATGAGCGGCACCTGTGGCCCGCGGCCTACCACCTCATCCGCGCGCTCAACCCTCGGACAATCGTTGGCGAACAGGTGGCGAGCAAAGACGGACTCACTTGGCTCGATCTTGTTCAAGATGACCTGGAGGGAGCGCACTACGCCTTCGGGGCGCTTGATTCCTGCGCTGCGAGCGTCGGCGCGCACCACATCCGCCAGCGACTGTACTGGCTGGCCCACTCCAAGCGCACAGATCATCGACGCGAAGCCGAATCCTCCCATCATGGGCAACCGCAAGCCGTCAGATCCACAGATCGGGTTGGCGGATGTGGCAGTGCATCTGGTGGGCTGGCCAACGCCGAGTGCGGAGGGCAGTGCGGGGGAGATCAGCGAGGACCTGGAGCGCGTGGGACAGAAGTGGCACAACAAAAAGACGGGGAGAGTGCTACAGACGAACCTCGCGACGGATGCGCGCATGCTCCTCTGCCCCTGGACAACCACCAGCCACTCAGATGCGGACCGGGGCGGGACCGGGATCACGGACCAGATGAGCGGGTCCTCGCTGACACAGCAGGCGCAGATGGCAGCCTGGGCCACGCCGGCGAGACGGGATTACCGCTTCCCGAACCTACTGTCCTACAAGGAACGCGGGGGCCAGGCCAAGGGCGAGCAGCTGAACAACCAGGTCGTGCATTCTGGGCCGACACCTCCTGGCTGCCCTGCCGGGACGGTAAGTTCAGGCCTGCTGAACCCGGCTCATTCCCGCTGGTTGCAAGGCTGCCCGTCAGCATGGGACGACTGCAGCCCGAACTACAGCGACTGGCTGCGCTGGCAGGACTTGATGGCCGCTCACTCAAGCGCGCCCGAGACAACCGCGTCGCCCGACTGCGCGGATACGGAAACGCCCTCTGCGCCGAGCAGGCCATAGCCTGGGTGCAGGTCTGCATGGAAGAACTTGAAAGGAGATCCGCGTGAAGTGCACAGTCTGTCGAGTCAGGCCCCAGTTCGCCAATGGAATATGCAGAACGTGCGAAGGACGCATCAGGCGCGACCGACTGCATGCCGAGGCCAACGGCATCTCGCTGGACGTCTTCCGGGCGCCTGGTCAGCCCGAGCGCATCGAGTCCACGCTCACCCTTGCTCGCGTTGTCGACATCCTCGATGCGGCATCGCGCAATGGAGGAGAGTTCACCGTGACACAGATAAGTGACACGTGTCTGCTCGAACGTGTTACCGACAGCACATCGGGCACTTCCCTCTTCAGGATTTCGTGCTGCTCGGAAACAGAACTCCGTGAGGCTCTCGAAGAGACCCCGCCAAGTTCTTGACATATTGCGTAGGTCCCATTTCTGTGGCAGAGTAGATTTTCCGTCCCAACCCAAAGAAAGGAGCAACCGATGTCGTCAAACGACGAACACCCGGACTGCGCCGAAGTCTTCAACCATCCGCGCCTCAAGCGCGTCTGTGCCATGTTCTGCGCCTGCTACAGGAAGGAGCGCCCGGCGAACGATGACCGCCACTGCACCCGGCAGCTGCTGGCCATGGACGGCAACCACGGAAAGTGTTCACGAACCATGTCGAACCTGCAGGAGTCGCTCCTGTGGGTCGACAAAAACAAGTAAAGGGGCAACGATCATGCGCATTTATCTTGCTTCACCCTACTCCCACCGAGATCCGGACGTCCGAGTGGCACGTCACGACATGGCCTGCGCAGCAGCGGCCAAGCTCATGCTCGCCGGCCACCAGGTCTTCAGCCCCATCGCCCACAGCCATGC